ACAGGAATAGTTTTTTCTTTAGGAGTAAGGGTAGGTTTTTTTTCAATAGTTTGAAATCCTTCATCATTAGCATCAAGTTTTATCTGTTTGAAAAAAAAGTATACACCAACACCAGATAATAAGAATATAAAAACTAATCCAACATTATAGGTTGTATTTAATCGTTCCATCTACTTGTCGTTTACTTCTTTGCTTTCTTTGCTTCTAACTTCTTCTTCAAACGTTGTTTTACTAATGAAAGTCTTGCAGAACCTTCATTACCAGTTGCGCGTGCTAAATCCATATCATCAAAATTAAAAGCTGAACGAAATCCTTCAAGAATTTCTACAAATGCCGGATTACTCTGAAACTCTTTCATTAACTCTTCAGCTTCTTGAGCAAGTTCCTGCGGTTTTATTTGACCAGACTGAATCTTTTCTTGTAAACGTTTTCCAATCTTCTTTAAAGCATTTTGAATCAAAGAAGGATTCTTTGTGCTAATATTCATTAAAATCTCAAATGATTTCGCTGGATTCTTCTCACACTCTTCCAAATCTTCTCTAGAGAAACCAAACTCTTCAGGATTGAACTCTTTAATTAAATCTTCTGCTAATTTAGCCATATGACCTTTCAAAAACTTCTCGGGGAGTGGAGGCATAGCATCCTTTGATTTACCAAATAAGTCAAAAAATTTAGATGATATCTTATTAAAATCAATATTCTCCATCTTTGATTGCCACTCAGCCATAATCTTATTAACCCATTCTTGTGATATACCATTTACATCTCCAGAATGATAGATAGAACATAAATCTAGAATAGAATTATACTCTTCAATCGCCTTTTTACTCTTATCCGATAGAGATGACCATAATGATTCTGGTATTACAACACCAGGTAGAACAGTATGTAAGCTCTTATCTTTTTGACGAGCAGCAAATACTTTAGCATACTCATCAATGAGTGATTCTTTTGGTAAGTTGCGTGCTTTGAGAATCTTTTCTTTTAATTCGGGACACGCTCCTTCGAGATCTACACAAAATTCATCATACTTTGAATAGAAGGTATTCTCCATACCTTTTATTTAAAGTTTGTTTTAAAATTATTTACGCTGGTGTAGCACGTTCACACAAGATACAGAGAACTTTCAAGTAAGTCCAAATAGACTTTTTACTAGAGTCGGAAATTACTGACCAGTATTTCTGAAAAATTAGTAGTGCGGGTGAAATTTCGTTAAACTGATTTTCAATCTTAGATTTTGCATAAGTTATAACATATTCTGAATCTTCTCTCGCAATTGGTTCTTTTAGTGACCGATACACATGCTCATAAAAAAGATCGTGAATAATTCTCGGATTCGATAATTTTGCTAAACGAATTAATTCTAATGCACTTTTAATATCACGTTCTTCAGGAAATGTTTCATAAAGATCTTCAAAAAAAGCAATTAGTTTACCATTAAATATTCCTAAAGGTGTTGTCATTCTTATGTAAACTATGTGATAAATCTTTATATCTTTACATACGTGGTTTTGCTTGTGGCATACCGATCTCGCGAGAACGTTGATACTCTTCCATCTGTTTATCAAACATCTCCTCTTTTTTTGATTTAGTTCTACCTTGTTCTGATCTTCCGGGATTAAAATCTTGTGATGACTTATCACCAGCACCAGGACCACCGTTTAAGAATGAGAAGGCTCCAGGTATTGTAGAACCACCATTTCCTGTAGATGTTGTATCTGAATCATTAAAACTGTATCCGAACGTTTTAGGAAAACTAACATTCTCTGCCATATTCCAACCATCAGGTTCAGAAGAAGAAACTTCTTGCTTTGACGGTTGATTCCGTAACTTCTGTTCGTATAACCAGTTCATAACTTCTCCATCCACTCTTGGCTCTGATTCTCCCTGAATTACAAGTGTCGGAACCTTTTTAAGAAACTTTGGTAGACTCTGTGTAAGAGGAGGATCAACACATACGTATTGAAACTGTTTCTTATATGGGGTGTTTGAAACCTCCATTATAAATGCCTTAGACCATTGGCACTTGTTAGAATAGTAACATACATGTTTCTTCTCCATTAATTGTTTATTAGATTCGGTAGGTATTTATAAAACCGCAAGTAAATTTTTAGAAAAATTGATACTTTATATAAAGGTAGAATAGTATAGTATAGTAGGATGAAAAATATTAGTGTAACACGATTTGAAAATCTACGTTATGAAGATAAAAGATATCTTAAATTTCAAATAGTAAATACTCATGTATCTTATGTAAATACACTGCGTCGGGTAGGTATTTCTGAAGTTAAATCGGTAGGATTTCGCGCTGAAATTTTAAAAGATGGATCAACAAGCGATGTAAAGATTGAAAGTAATACAACGCCTATGTCAAATGAGATGTTAGCACACCGTATTGGTCTGATCCCTGTTCACGCTAATCCTTCAACTTGGGATCCTGAAAAGTATGTTTTCAAATGTGATATTAAAAATAATAGTTTAGATTTTCTTGATGTAAAAGTATCAGATATTGATGTTTTTGAAAAGAGAGATAGTGAGTTAATTAAGGTGCCTAATGTGCAATTCTTTCATCCTGATCCTATTACTCGTGATACCGCTCTTATTGCGGTGCTTAAACCAAAAGTTGGCTCACAAGCATTAGAGCAACTTTCTTTTAGTGCAAAAGCAACTGTTGGGGTTGGTCGTGAAAATTCTAGATTTAATCCAACCAGTCAGTTTGCTTACTCATATACTAGAGATGAAGATCCTGATAAAGTAAATGAAATCTTTATTGAATGGTTAGATCGCCATAAAAAAGTTAACTCTTCAGATTTAGAATCTGATCCTGATAGAAAAGCAGAGTTTGAACGTGAATTTAATACGATGGAAGTAAATAGATGCTATAAGAAGAACGATAAAGGAGAACCTTATAGTTTTGATTTTACTATTGAATCAGTGGGTGTGTATAGTCCGTATGATATTGTTAAAGAAGCAATTAAAGTATGTGAAGAGAAGTGTTTTACTTACGCTGGACTAGATAAAGGCACACTCCCTGATAATATTAAGATTCAGCCAACTAAGAAAGAATCTAAAGGTTATGATATCTATTTTCAACATGAAGATCACACCCTTGGTAATCTACTTACAACATGGCTTGACGAGAATCTTTTGGATCCTCTTTCAGTAAAACCTGATGCAATAAGATTTTGTGGTTACTGTGTGCCTCATCCTCTTCGTGATGAGATGTTAATTACAATCTTATGTGATAATGAAGATACTTGTCGCAAAGTATTAGCAACTGCTGCTTCTAATCTATCAAAGATGTTTTCTCAGTGGAGAAGTGAGTGGGAGAAGATGAAATAATTATATTATATTTTATATAATTAAATTATATCACAATTTTTTAATCAACCTCTTCTATCTTAGGTTCTGTTGGAGGTGATTGAGAATCCTCTGGCGTCTTTGATGCGTATAACTTCATCATAATTGGCTGAATCTCAGTTTCAACCGACTTCTTCTGGCTATTATAGACTTCTGCTTCTTCATCGCCATGCTCATCCAACCATGTAAGACTCTTGGTAACAAGATCTTCTGCTTTATTGAAATCATCTTCACCTAAAGTTTCTTTGACTTTATCTTCTTTCAAAGAGTTTTTAACACTATAGAGATATGATTCTAAATCATTCTTAGCAGCAATCTTCTCCATTCTTGCCTTATCCGCTTCTGCATTAGCTTCTGCTTCTTCAACCATCTTCTCAATATCGCTTGTTGATAGTCTACCCTTCTCATTCTTAATAGTAATATTACTACTCTTACCAGTAGACTTCTCAACCGCACTAATATTTAGAATACCATTTGCATCAATATCGTAAGTAATTTCAATCTGAGGCATACCACGAGGCATGGGAGGGATACCTTCAAGTCGGAACTGACCTAACTTATTATTGTCCTTTGTAAAAGAACGTTCTCCTTCAAAAACACAGATATCTACCGCAGTCTGATTATCTGAATAAGTGCTAAATGTTTGAGTCTTCTTAGTAGGAATGGTTGTATTACGCTTAATCAGAACAGTCATGACATTCCCACTCGTTTCGATACCCAATGAAAGAGGCGTAACGTCTAGCAAAAGAATATCAGAAGTTACATCATCCTTTGAGTTACCAGAAAGAATGTGCGCCTGAACTGCTGCACCATATGCGACCGCCTCATCTGGATGAATACTCTGACATAACTCTTTACCGCTAAAAAGTTCCTTCAGTAACTGCTGAACGCGAGGAATACGTGATGAACCTCCAACTAATACTACATCATCAATCTCATCTTTACTTGTTTTCGCATCACGCAGAACATTCTCCACTGGACCAAGAGTAGAACGGAATAGATCGTCACAGAGTGATTCAAACTTAGCACGAGTTAACATAAGTTGCATATCAACTCCTTCAGCAATTGTATCAACTTCTAACATCGCTTGATTAGATGTTGATAGCGTCTTCTTTACTCGCTCCGCAGCAAGACGCAAGCGAGCCATGCTCTTAGGATAGATAGATAAATCAATCTTATTCTTCTTCTTAAACTCTTCAATTGCCCATGAACAGATACGGTTATCAAAATCTCCACCACCTAGTAAAGTATTACCACTGGTTGCTTTCACTTCAAAAATCCCCTCATCTACAGAGAGTAGTGAAACATCAAATGTGCCTCCACCCAAATCAAATATTACCACTTTACGCTCTTTATCTTTCTTATTATTTAAACCATACGCAATACAAGCGCTGGTAGGCTCGGCTAGTAGACGAAGAACGTTCAAACCAGCAATACGACCAGCATCTTTTGTTGCTTGGCGCTGATTATCATTGAAGTAAGCGGGGACAGTAATAACTGCATCTTTAATCTCGCAGCCTAAATAACTTTCTGCCATACCCTTTAATTTCTGTAAAACCATCGCAGAGATCTCTTCAGGATAGTATTGAACTGTTTCACCCTTGAAATCAACTACAACCTTTGGTCTATTATTCCCATCATCAATAACTTTAAAAGGCCATAATTTCATCATCTTTTGAACTTCTACATCATCAAATGTTCTACCGATTAAACGTTTAGCATCAAAAACCGTATTCTTAGGATTAGTAGAACTCATTGATTTGCCTGCTTCTCCAATAATACGTTCCTCTTCAGTAAAAGAAACATATGAAGGAACGGTGCGATTTCCTGATTCTGATGCAATGATTTCAACTTTACCATCTTTCCATACTGCTACCATAGACATACATGTAGCCAAGTCAATACCAATAACATACTTAGACGCCATTCTGAAATTAGATAGTATTAAATCTTTAGATATATATTTTTTACTTTACGGTCTAAAAATATTATTATTTTTACCTGTTATACTTTTAGAGAGATGGAAGAAGCATCTAATAAAACAGAAGAGAGAGAAGAATCGAATGAGTCTCAAGAAACAGAAGAATCAAATGAAACGAATAATTCTCAAGAAATAGAAGAATCAGAAGGTATAGAACTTGGAGATACAATTACAATTATTGGAGGTAAATATGATAAAACCCAAGGTAAAGTATACTTCAAAAATGATGAAATGATTCATCTAATGCCTTTAGGTTTATCAAATAGGATTATTGAACTACCAAATTCAATTGAAGATATTGAAGAAATTAAAGTAGAAAAAGGTTTTACTAAATCATTTACAGCGCTACAAGATTTTCGTGTAGGACAAGTTGTGGAAGCATTAAAAGATGGAGAGCTTGTTAATACATATGTTGTAAATCAAGTAGATGAAAAGAATGATTCAATTGTTTTAGTTGATGAGAATCAAGAAGAATTTACTATAGAATTTAATTTTACAGGTATACCCTTAGATTCACCATACGATGTTCTAAGAGGAACCGAAGCGCCAACTGTAGTAGATGATAAAGAAATTGTAAATCAAGTAGAAGAGTTAGAAGAAGAGGAAGGGCCTGATGAAGAAGAAGAAGAGTTCATTGAATTTACTAGAAAAGTGGTTCAGTTTGAAAAAGAAGTGCTTTCCGAAATTCCTTCTGCTCAACGTAATTATCCCGATTCAGTTCAACGTGCTGATATGCTTCAAGAGTTTATTAAAAGTCTTGAACTAAAGTCTCAGAAAAATGAGAATAAGTTACGTTCACTCCGTCGTTTAGTAGAAGTATGTTTACTAATGCGTAATGAAATTATAGAATATGATAGTAATGGGGATCCGGATCATATCAAATCTACAACATATGATACGATTTTAGATATGGTAAAATCAGATACTACAAGTATATCAAGACCTGTTGTAGATTGTAAAAGAGTTCTCTATTTAGATAAAGATCAAGAAGAGACTTCTACTAGTGAACCCATTTATGAAAATATAAGTGTGAGATACTTAAATGATGAAATTATTAAAGAAAATGAAATAAACTTTGTAGGTAATCAAAATGTTGATAATACAAATCAGTTACCAAACTGGTATATGTCTTGGAATCGTTACAATAAAAATAATTTTGTTTCGTGGACTCAAAAAGATAAAGGAGGAGAACAATCATTTACAACAGACAAAGAGTTTTTTAGGGCTCCTATTTCTGATATGGAAGATAAGAATGTTGATGGTTTAGATATTCTTAAAAAAGAAAAAGATGATCTTACTCTTAACGCATTTTCTAAAATGGATATTACTGAAGAATTTATAACAAATATATCATACAGTTTATTAAAAGGATTAAAAGGGAGAATGGGTCGTTTGAAAGCAAGTGAAGAGAAACAACTTATCGAACCTTCTGAAGAAGCGCTTGTTCAAAGTTATCTTCTATTTCCTAAATCCTGTGAAAGAGAGTTAGGCATAATCCGTTCTGGTAAACTTGCGTATGATATTGGTTACTCACTAAAAACAGATGTAAAACTAATGAAAGATATTTTACAAGACGGTATTCCTCTAGCACCAACAACCGGTTCTATTATCGCAGTTGGAGCAGAAGGGAATACTACAGGAAATATTCAAATAAGTGATTGGTTAGATTATACTCCACTAATACTCTATGGATTGGGTGATTCTTTAGTTGAACTATCATCATATGGTTTACTACAAAAAGAATTTTCTTTTGAACAACATAAGGTATTAGTAAAAAAGATAGAATCTACAGTAGCACACGTAAAAAGTCATATTAAATATATTAGAGAAAAAGAGTCAGCCGCTACTAGTGAAGTTACTCTTAAAAATCTTATAAATGAAGAACGTTTTAATAAACTATTAGATAAGGTTGCTACTCAAGGAATACTAATAAATTTAATTACAAAGATTCTAGCAATTAGAACTCCAATATATAAAGATAGTGATATTGGAATATTTGCTTTCCTATACAAAGAAGTTCAAGATCTATTTTTAAGCACACTTGGTGATTCTATTTCAGTAGCACTCTATAAAACAAAATTTGTAGAACAAACACATATAAGATCTTTTATGGACGGGTTTAGATTAAAGATTAAGAATGATGATAAGATTTATGAACCAGTTATTAACGATTGCAATCACGTAAAAAGTTTAAATGTTATTCGTAAAGTGAGAGATGATACTGATCGAATGAAACTATTATCAAAATTTTTAATTAAATTTCAAGCGTATAAGAAAGATAATTTTATATACTGTGTTCTATGTGATAAGACTTGTTTATGTAATCACGAATACTTACTACTACAAGAATATTTACATCCAAAAGAAAAAGATACAATTCATAAAGAAGTTCTTTTAACCTTTAGCGGTGGCGTGTTTCAAGGAAAGTATATTTGTAATAACTGTGGTCAACCTATATCTTCTTTAGATTTTGATAACTCATTAGAGTATGACGATGATGGGAAACCAATGAGTGGGCGAGCAGTTATAGTAGATAAGCAAGCAATTGAAGAAGAAGAAGTAAATTTAGCACTAGGTGCTCCAGTAGAAGATACTAAAGAGATAAGGTTTGAAACTGAAGAACGAACACTATACTATCATACTGCTAAATCTATATTTGATGCGGTTGGTATATTCCCATCAGGGAGGTCATATATTGAACTTGTAAATGGTATAGATGATGAGATGAAAAATCAACAGACAAGAAATCAGTATAATAAAAAATATGAAAAAAATAAAAATGCTCTACCATATGATACTTTTATTAACTATATTATTATTGGTGTAACTGCTACTTTCTGTATTATTGAAATACAGACACATATACCTACTTATGTGCCTAAATATAATGTCTCTGGATGTGTTGCTGATTTTAGAGGATATCCACTTGGTGATCCAACTGATAAACGCATAATTGAGTATATTTCTTGTATAATTTCACGTATTGAGAATCGTAACGATCCTTGGGAGAACTCAGGGATATTTAATCAACCAGATCTCAAAAAGCGTCAGAAAAAGGTAGAAGAAGTAATTGAAAGAGTTATGAAAGTGATTGTGATCAATTCAAATGTAATGAGTTTGCTGTTAAAGAAGAAAGCGTATATGAAAAATACCTATGGTCAAAGTGGTGTAACAGATCTTTTAAAAGAATCTATACCTTATAGTTTTACACCAAGACAAGAATCATTAGATGAAAAAGAAGTAATTGTTACAAAAGCTGCGCAACCAGTTGATAAGATTCGTGGATTTATTCTTGATGCAAATAAATCTTTAAAAGAATCTGGCTCTACTTATAAATTAAATGAACCGCTTGGTTTCTGGTCTAAAAAAGATATACAGTCAATTAATACTAAATCTGCTCCTAAAGGACCAATAAATAGTCATTCTTCTTTTATAAATAAGATTTCAAAAGATTCAAAACTTATTTTTGAGATTACAAAAGAAGAGTATAATCAATTATTCTTACAAGTTTGTTATAAAGGAAATTTTATTGGAAGATCACATGAGATTGGCTATAGTAATAAGTGTTTTCACTGTGATTTAGATTTATCTTCACTAAAAGAGTTTGATTTTAAAGAACAAGTTGTTTCTAAAAAAATACAAGATGAACAACAAGTAACTTATAGTGGTATTGTAGAATCTTTGTTAAGAGAACAAGGTGTTGAAGTAACAGATGTAACATTTAAACAGTTATTAAATGTTGTTCATCAAGTAAATTCAGTAATACCTAAACCAACATATATAATGCATCTAAATAAAGCAACAAGAGATGTATATAATCCTTTATTTTCATTAGATCCATCGCCATTTGTAGATTGGAAAGAACTTATTAATAACTTATTTACTCCATTAGAAAAGTTAGCTTCAACAAAAGATAAAGAATCTTTAGAATTGTATAATGAGATATCAACACGATATCGAGAATATATGAATAAAATTAAAACATATGTTGGAGATAACGTTCATAACTACTTAGAAAAAATACTCAATCAATCTATACCACAGATTATAGAATCAATACGTTCGTCACTACTAATTAATCTTCAAAGAATCTTAAAAGGATTTAATACTGATAAACTTACTATTCAAAAATCGTATGGATTTAAGGAATCAAATGATAAAAATATAATTAATGATATTCATACTATGATAAAATTACATACTGATTATTTAAGGAATATGTCAGAAACACTAAAAGGGGTAGGAAAGTCTAAAATTAAGTATGGAGTATCCAGATTATCACTCCTACTAAATGCTTTTCAAAAGTCTATACGTGGACCAATGTTACCTGGTGGTTCTATCGCAGTTGAATATATTCTAAAAGCAGGTATAGCTGGTATTTTATATGAAATGATGAATAAAAATATGAGTATTCCCGATACTTATTTAGAAGAAGATTCAATTCTTGATACAAGTTCCTTACCAAAAGAAATAGTATCTGAACTAATTTTACGTTATGAATCTGAAAGTTTCCGACTAACTGAAGAAGAGATTAAACTTGCTATAGCAATTCGTAATGAGAAAGAAAAACAATTATTTATTAACAACTTAGATAAGTTATCACCTGAAGAAAAACGTATAGCGTTAATGCAACAAAAACTTGGTTTAGGAGATTTTTCTGTAGGTGGAACAAGATCTATCTACGCATATAACTCTCAACAGTTTGAACGTGAAAGAGATCAAAGAGCAAAAATGGGTTTTCGTGACCAATCACAAACTGAAAGATATAATAAGTTAAAACAAGAACAGGATATGGATAGCGGTTACAATCCTACACAATTAAATAGTGATGATCATTAGTAATGAAAGTTCTTTTATTAAGTTCTTTATTCTACTTGATTGGTATTGCTATTATACTATATTTTAAACCAAACTTAATGTTTCATGAGAATGGTAATTGGAAAGAGTTTGGTTTAAATCAAGATGCGAAACATACTTGGTTCCCATTCTGGCTCTTCTGTATTATGTGGGCTTTTGTATCATATGGATTAAGTTCATTTGTATGTTATCTTACTGGTGACTCTACTACTAGTGATGAAACAAGTAATGTTGTAGAACTAAATAGTAAAGCAAAAAAAAATTCAAAGAATACTATGAAGTCAGGATACTATGTTCTTGATAAAGAAGCATATGATAATAACGGTATTCCTAAATACATATTTTTAGGTTCAGATGCACCAAATCAAAATGAGTAATACTTATTAGATGGCCAGTATAGAAGACCCCGATTTTCCATATAGTGAAGAAATACAGAGTAAAGTAAAAACATTCTTTACAAAGATGACAAAAAAACCAAATAAGAGATCAAAAAAGAGAGAATACTATGTTATTTCTGAAAAAGGTGATCTGGTCACACTTGATGATAAGAAAGAAGTTATTTCCACTATTGTTTTACAATACTATAGACCATATTCAACTGAAGAATTAGAAACTATAGAAAAAGCACGAATAGACGCAATTATAAAAGTTGAAGAAGAGATCGAAGAGCAAAAGAAACGTTACAGAGAAGAAGATGATATGGAACTAAAATTTAATATTAATTCTGAGATACAAGATTTAGAAATAAAAAGAAACTATCTTATATCTCCTTATAAAACTATCAAAGATGTGAATAGAATAGATATTAGTGAAATTTTATTAGATGAAAAAAAAGAAACACGTAAAATGAGTGACACTGTATTTCAACTTATAACTCGTAACTTTCCTTTATGGAAACTCTATGGAAAGTATACACCAACTAAAGAGATATTAAATGTAGCAGAACAGAAAGGAGTGCGTTTAGAACCTGGTGAAGTGTTCTTAACAAATGGAAGAGTCGCTCGTTTATTCAATAAAGAAGATGATGAACATAACGGATTTTTATCTATTTACTTAATTAAAGATTTTGTATACAATGATATAAACTTCTCATCACCGTATCAAGCGTTCGAATATACAAGACTTAAATTACTAAAAGAAGATGCTCTTGCTGATAAGTTATTAACAACAAGAAGTGTGCGTAGTATTCGTCACTGGGTAAGAGAAGTTAGAACACTAATTCCTCAAATAGAACAGTTATGGGGAGAGATACTAAAGGAGTTTTATACACAACATCCTGATTTAATGAAAAAATTACTTGAAACAAAAGATAATATCCTTGCTTTTGTTTCAAAGGCTAAATATTTAGGCGGAATTGGTATTGATATTGATGATGAACAACGATTTGATACCAGCGCATGGAAGAATAAGAATAATATTGTCGGAGAAGTATTAATGAAATTACGAAGTGAAATGTTACAAGGTGATGAAGAAGCTGAAGCAAAACAAGAAGTTGAATACGATGAATCGGTTGTTTCAGAAGAAGAAGTTGAAAATAAGAAGAAAGGTGCCATAATTAGCGCTATGAAAAAGAAAGTCAATTTTTAGCTTTGAACTGGATAAGGTTTTAAAGTTTTTTCATTCTCATTACAATTTACTTCTTTTGTAACATACTGATAACACATATTATTTTTATCTTTATATATTTTATTATCAAACGGTTTGGGATAATCGTAAATAATAAGTTTTTCTTCTTTATAAAAGTATACTAATACAATTCCAGCAATAATTCCTATTATAAAAGGGATATAGTAGAATTTAACTTCTGACATATCTTCTAATAGGTGAAGAGAATGTTTGAATTTTTAAAATCAAAAATGTTTCAAAATATTTTTAGTTTCTTATTAGGTCTTTTTATAGTATTAATTGTAAGACCATCATGTAAAGATGAATCTTGTATAAAGCGTATGAATCCTTGTTCTAAAGATATCTCTGCTTCAACATATCAGTTAGGTTCAAAATGTTATCAATTTACATATACAAGTGTTGGTTGTGAAGCAAATGAGGTAAATAAATTATAATAAAAAAACATATAATTGTATACTATGAGTGGAACTTTATTAAGTGATTTAGATAGTTCATCATCTACAAACTCATCGGATAACGATTTGGTTCAGAAGATTTTAAATGATATGAATGAAGCACCTCCAGCACCCCAAGTAAGTTCGCGTCAAGCTACTCCGGCAGGACATAATCAGATACATCCTTCGGTTATAAACTCTCCAAATCCAAATTCAATAACAAGTCACTCAATGGACGGTGGAACAGCTACGGCACATATGATTGGGAATGAACATCCTACAAACGCTGATTTTGCTTCAATGATGAATTCTAAACAGCAGTATCATCAACAACAACAGTGGCATCAACCTGTAGCAGCACCTCCTCCATATGTGCCTAAAAAACAGTGGTATTCTTCTTTTATCCCTGAACTGAAAACTCCGATTCTTGTTTCTCTCTTATTTTTTGTATTTAGTCTTCCTTTCTTAAACATCTTATTTGCTCATTACATACCTTATCTAGTAAAGGGGACAGGAGAACTTACGATGATTGGATTAGTCGTTAAATCTCTATTAGCAGGGTTAGCTTTTTGGATTCTTCATAGAATTGTTGCTCCTCTTTTAACAAGTTCATAATAGATATGAAGTCCTTAGAGCTTTTTATTATACTTCTGATCGCTGGTTATGATTTGATAAGTCTACCTTTTAATAGCTTTATTATAACACTTGTTATTGCTACTTTAGCTTTTATATCTACTAAATCTCTTCTATTCACAGCAAGTGTTTTTGTCGTTCCTCAACTCATTCGTTTAATGAATAAAATTCTATTAAATAAAAATGAATCATTCGTTCCTAAAAATCCTGAAGAAGTAATTAATACAGTAAAAAAGTTCAAAGAAAATAAGTCTACGGAGGCATTTAATAATCCTAATGAAATAATTGATCGTGTTAAAAGTTTACAAAACGAACCAAAGGAAGAAGATAAAGATGAGCTAGAAGGAACAGTTGATTCTCTTAAATTCTTAGAACAGTTTGATAATTTAACAGAAGTAAATGAGAATCAACGAATATATACAGTTAATGAAACAGCTATTCCTGCCATGCCAACTATAATGAATAAGAATAGACCTACTGCAGCAGTAGAAGCATTTGATAATACATCATTAAATACCGCTCTAATAAGATCATCTAATACTAATAAACCAGTATCTTCTAATATTAATAGTGTTGAAATAAACTAAATAATAATAGATATGCGGCGTATAAGGAACAGTTATCCTCCCGGTTTATTTCCTTCTATTATCGCGATTATATGTGTAATTATAATACTATTTCTCTTATTTTATATTTTTGTTATACAAAAACAACATACTGAAATACCGTTAAGTCTTCAAACAAAGTTGTTAGAAAAAGCAATGACTAATACTAAAGAACCAGAATCAGTTCAAGTAAATGTGGGAGATAGTAGATACTCTCGTGCACCTAAACCATTACGTGATTGGTTATCACCAAACGTAGATTTAGATGGTTCGATATATGCGGTGCCTCGCATTGCAACACAAGGGTTGCCTGAAGCGTATCAATCTATGGGTATAGTTAAAACGGATTCTGGTGAACTTTTACCACTATATGGACGTCGTATCGCATCACGTTCCGATAGATTTAATTACTATACACGAACTGATACAAATAATCCATTACCACTACCAATTACTTATAAACGACGTGATTGTCAAGATGATGTTGGCTGTGAAGAACTGTTTGATAATGATCAAGTTACAATCATTCCGACAAAACAGAATGGTAGTGTAACAGTTTATCGGTTTAATGGGCCAATGTATATCCCTGGTTTGATATAGAGAGGAGCAGATGAGTTCTGATGAAAGACAGTGTAATCCTGAAGGGAATGTATCATTTCCTCTAAGATTTAGTTCAAGTAATATAACAAGTATACCTCAACAAGCACTTAATGTATTGATGTCCTTCAATTCTAGAAAAACAAATCCTAAATTTGAAGATGAATCAAGAACATCAGGGGGATTTTTAGATGAAACGCCTAACGCATTTACAATGAAATATTTAAATTTATCATATAATTTAGTTTCAATTCAAATATGTTTATCTACTCATTCTATACTATTAGGAGATGATAAATCAAAAAATATAGTAGATATTATAATTACATTGGAAACAGAAGAGACGACTGATTCATTACCACGATTTATGATAGTTGTAATTCCTCTTTTAAAATACGAGAATAGTTTGGTAAGTATAGATAATCCTTATTTAGGAAGTATACTAAATGAAGATATTTCAGGTAACTATTCTATTAATCAATTATTTACTGGATTAAATAAGTTCTTATGGTATCAAACTTGTTTAGAACCTCACGGTGATAATGCGATTGCTTATGTAAATTTACAAGGAATAAAAGTATCAGAAAATCTATACTTGAATCTACTAGGTGTTTGGAGAAAAGAGAGTCCATATGATATACAGAAGAGTTTGGAGACAGCAGTTAAAAATATAAAAAATAGTATTACAGACTTCTGTCAAACAACATCTGGTGAAGATAACATTAATGATTTAAATAATTCTATTAATACATTACAAGCATCTGTCTACGTGCCTAAAAGAAATCCATCTATTGAAACATGGTCCCGATATATGGCGCCATATGATATTGTTCTAAGTGTTCAAACTAATCCTGTTATAACAAGTAGTATGACAACCGAAGGTTTTCAAACACAAACTATTACTGGTGTATATCTTACAACTTCAGGAGGAGTAAGACAAGAAATAGACCTAGATACGGTATCACGTGAATCAGGAAATTCAGTATCTGAGGAAGATATTAGAAATGATTTGAGAAGAATATCACAAAATTCAGTAGATGGTCAAAATATCGATTTAGGTGAGTTTAAGTGTGTATCTCTTGATATGGATGGTGCTATTGAGAATAATCGTATACATTTTGATAGCATGGGAATACCATTAACAGATTTATATACTAGACGTAACGCTTTACGAAATGAAGCTCAAGTTAATAAGGTATCTACAGATAAACTTGAAACATATTTTGCATATGCTTTAGCAGGTATAATAGGATTTGTTCTCTTAGGATTAGCAATAAGATTTATCTATACTCAATGGATAAATAAATCTGCTGCTGCGACTTCAATCATACCAGATAACACTAGTAAAATTGGATTTTATCTTATAATGGGTTTTATTATGGCATTTTGTGGATTTTTAATTGGTGCTGCTGCTACTTCACTATAGTTTTTCTGCTAAATTACTACTTGTGTAAACATTCTCCGCATCTTTTGCTAAAGAAACTGTATTAAGAGGAACTTTTGTATTAATTGTTGTATCAATGGCTTTAAAAGCGTTTGATCCATCATCTTCTTTTGGCATGAACGTTACAGGTTCAGATTCTTGAGGTTCTGGGATTTCAGGATGAACTTCTCCAGGCACTACTGGTGCTGAGGGAACTATTAGTTTGCTATACTCTCCTTTCTTCTCAATCGCTCCTTCTCTCTTTACCAGTTTTGTTTTACGAGCATGACCTTCCGCAAATAAACTCGCGATACCTATAAAACCTGAAAGAGTAGCAAGATAACCGTAACTTGCTGCGTATAATGCAGCAATCATTAGTATTACTGCTCCAACATACGTATCAACAAATCCCGTATAAACAATATTAGGTAAAAATGGTGCTACTACAAATACAAGTAAATTAGCAACAATTATTCCATACTCGATATTCATTCTAAAATATACTTATATTTATAATTAGTGTAAAAAACGCTTAAAATTGTTTGTTAAATAATAGTAGTTGTAAGTATTAATTAGATGGAAGATAAGAATAAACTACTAACTCATAAAGGATATGCTATCCGTAAATCATTTCTTACTGAAAAAGATGTTCAGTATATTGAGAAGCACTGTATTGTAGAACCAAAAACAGATGATCGTTTTGGAGCAAAAAAAGATGGAAAGTTTAAGATTTATCAAGAATCAAAAGAACGATACTATCTACCAAGAGAGTGGGCATTATCACATTTTGGAGAACCAGATGAAAATCTTCTTTCGGAAGGATTAGATTTATCCGATGATGCTTCAACATTTATTGGAACTCCGTATGATTATCAAGTAAATATTATTAATATGTATTTAACTGCTCCAAGAAACGGTTTAATCTGTGTGCCTTGTGGAAAAGGAAAAACATTTATGGCGCTAAATATTGCTTCACAAGTTAAGAAACGTTTCTTGATTGTTGTTGATAAAGAGTTCTTAATGAATCAGTGGAAGAATGAGATAAAATCAGTCATGCCCAATTTAACAGTTGGAATTTTACAAGGAGATACTTGTCAAGTCGATAAAGAAGTTATTGAAGATGATGAACCAACCATAAGTGAATTGAAAGCACTTCTAAAAGAAGCCAATCTTCGTGTAGGAGGAACTAAAACGGAACTAATAGAGAGATTAAATGAAGCAGATATTAAGTATAAGAAACCGTATAAACTTGTTACATACGATTGCACGATTTGTATGATTCAAACACTCTGTTTAAGAGACTTTGGAACACACTTCTTTAGGAACTATGGTTTTACAATCTTTGATGAGTGCCATCATTTAGGAGCACAATACTTTTCAAGAACTCTTCAGAAGATTCAAACAAAGAAGTTACTTGGTTTATCTGCTACACCAAAGAGAGAAGATGGATTAACAAAAGTATTTGAAATGTTCTTAGGCAAACCAATCTATTGGGAGAAAGTAAGAGAACCAGATCCAACAGTTCAAGTAAAAGGCGTTCATATTACTTGCGATAATCCAGAATATATGAAAGTTCCTTATGATTATAAGAGAGATGTTATAATTGCGAGATTAATTACAAATATTGTCGAGTGTAAAGAACGTAATGAAGAGATAGTAAGATGGATTCACGATATTTGTAAAGATCCAAATAGAAAATTACTGATTTTAAGTGCGCGTATCGAACACTTAAAAACAGTTGATGCACTAGTAAATTCTGAAATAACAAGAAGCTACTATATTGGTGGAATGAAAGAAGAGATTCGTGAAACTGGTGCTCTGAATTCACAACTTATTTTAGCAAGTTATTCAATGGCATCTGAAGCAATGAATATTAAAGCCTTAAACGCAGTTATTCTAGCAAGTCCTCGTTCAAGTATTGAACAGTCAACAGGGAGAATTCTACGTGTTCGTGTTTCAGAAAGAGTAGTTGAACCAGTTATTATTGATATTATTGACCCTCATGATACTACAATGAGTCAGTGGAAAAGACGACTTGCTTACTACAATAAGTGTAAGTATGATATTAAAGAGTATAGACAAGGTGGTAAAGAAATAAGTGTTGTAAAGCCAGATGAGAATGGATGTTTAATTATGGATGATGATTAGTGTTGTATAATTGTATTCTTTGGATATTTTCTTGTATAATTTTTTTTACTACTGCTTTTTTTACCACCTTTGTATAAAGGTATCACTGAATTTTCTGAATTAACCGATTCTTTTTGTAAAGATATATCCATTTGCAATGATGTTAGAATATTTTTTTCTTCAGATAGTAAAGCATCAATTCTCTCTTCATGTCCTTCAAGATCATCTGGATCATGTATAGGTTCAATAGTGGATTGAATTGTTATTGCTTCTGTGCTTATCATATTTAATTTTTGTTCATAACTTTCTTTAACATCTTCATTTAACTGTGATACTTTTATTAATTCTCTTATCTGTATACTCATATTTTCAATAGATTTAATCTTATCATCTACTATATTTTTTCTTGAAATAAGAATCTTATTATATGTATCAGAAACAAGATTTTTTATCTTATTTAAATTAGTTACAATAGAAGTTTTTTCATACTGAATAGAAGTAAAATTTAATTTAAAAGTTTTAAGTTGTTCTCTTATTTCTTCTTTGGTTTGAACAATATTAGGTGTTTTATTTGCTTCATTAATTAAATTTGTTATATTTGTAATAGATAGTTCTACTTGTTTTTTATAATCCTCTAAAGCATTTTTTTCTTCTGAATTTAGTATTGACGTATTTAATGATTCTATCGTTTTATTCTTATCATTAATTAAAGATTCTAAATTATTTGTTTCATTAATTATTTCTGAACGTATTTCATCTTTTAACCTTTTATTACTATTTATAAGAATCGTTTCATATACACTTTTTGCTTTTTTTATAGAAAGATCTAAAGCATTTTCATGAGATTCAATACTCTTATTTGCTTGAACTAGTAATTCTATTTTTTTCTCATTAATACTTATCTGTTTTGCACTAATTGTATCTTTCGTATTTGGATCAAGAAGAAGTATTCTAGCATTTTTAGATGCTAAAATCATACGATTTATCTCATTTAAATCTCTTTCTAATGTTCTTGAATTAATATTTTTATCTAAATATGATATTTCTTCTTTTAATTTATTGTAATTTAATTGAATCGTTGATTCATAATCAATAAGTTCATTTAAATTTTTTGAATATGTAATTATTAGTGTTGATACTGTTTTTTCTAAGACTTCATTATCTAACTTCTCTTGTTCTAAAACTTCTAACTTTTTTTTTGTATCCATTGCTTTATCAAATATTTCATTACCTTTATTAAATTCTATTGTCATATCAGAAGCTTTTGGTAAACTTTCTATAGTAGCATGTAATTGAATATATAATTCAGCAAGATTATTTACTACAGGATTAGTGTTTCCATACTTATTAATAAGTGATTGAATAGTTTGTAATTTAGGATTTAGTATATCAATATAATCATTTATACTTGATAATCTATCACCACCACTCTGAAAACTACTTGAAACATAAGTAGGATCAATTCTTAAAAGACCATTATAAGGATTCTTAACATTTACAATATTCGTATCCCATAGATACTTCCCATTGCTCTCTTGTAAATTATAGGGTATAGGAATAGGGTAACCAAAGATATCAAGATTAGGTTCACCTAATTCGTTACAGAATACGTAGGTATTATCTATTTTACATACACTATTTGATCTATACGCACTATGATACAGTGTATAGATTGGATTATTATATACTATTTTTTCTGGCAGAATACTTATTTTAAAAGGGGTTGATAAGAATACATCATCAAAATTATAGTATGTTGATGTTTTTCCCGCAACAGGGCTTATTTCTAAATTAGGCACCTTAACTAGTAGATTTTCACTATCTAATAGTGGATTACCATCACTATTCAAAAATATATAAGTATCATTTAACCTTGCTGCTTTAGTAGATTCTCTCTTATAGTTAAAATTAATTGGTAAGTGTATAAATCCATAGTTTAATAGAGGAGATGTTTTACTAAAAATAAGAACATAATACTGTTTTGGATATACTACTAAACGTTTTTCGTTATCATTTTTTGAAATATTAAATATAATAGGTATCTTATCTGAACTATTATGAATTAAAATAGTATCACCATCATTCTGTAAAGCATATGGTAAAATGAACGGTTTATATATATGTAATAAGTTAAATTCTACATACGAATTTAAGTAAGTTGAATTAATTAGTGTTGGTGTTGTAGGACTTGCTTCATTTAAGTTGAATATTTTTTTACTAGTTAGAATTGTATCATCTAACATAGAACTTATAGAAGTATCTAGTGGTTTAATAATCTTATATACTATATCACCTTTTGATATCAAGTTATCATTTACAGTAAATCCTAAATATTCTGGAAAGAAAGGTATACAGTGTTTTTCATCATCATAAATAATATTTCCATCTTTATTAACTTCGATATACTGAATACCAAATACAATCTGATCTTCTTCTAAACATACTGCTAAAAAGATTTCTTGATCTACTAACTGACTAATAGTATTCGCTATCATAGTATTACCTGAAATATCTTTCTTTTCTTCTACTCCTTGTGGATAACCATCAGAATCTATATAATACTCTTTATAGCTATTGCTTGGTATATTCATTTTTTTTATTTGGGGGATTGTATCATTCCAACAACAATCTTTTGATGAAAGAAAAGTATATGAACCATACTTATCTTCTACTGGTATTCCATCATTATCACATACAACATAATTTGCTTTAAAAATCTTCTTATCTATCTTATTCAATGCTTTTACATACTGAAGAGGTTTCTTTTTAAAGACTCTCGGTTTTAAATCAGTATTATTATCTTTGAACCATACAACAAAATCAGAGTTTTCATTAGTTAACTTTTTTTGTTGTAAAATAGAATCTCCTAACTTATTTCTACTAATATCATAAAAGATACAAGAATCATTTTCTAAAAAAGTTCCAAATGGACATCCTGGAACATAATCAGTTGGTAAAATAAAATTTGGTGGTTTATTACTTACTTTTAACTGATCAATTGCATCGGCTAAATTATTTTTATTAATTATTTCTACTTCTTTCTGTTCTAAATCTTTATCGTAGTCCTTATAGTCTTCCTTAACTGTTTCTATTAACTTTTCTATAGCGAGTAGTTTCTTATTTAATTCTGTTTCTAAATAACTCTGTTGTTTTATTGAGTTATTTAAAATATAGTAGTAAGTATCGAGTAAGTGAACGTATATCTCACTATTTTTAAATGAATTAAATAATTTTTCAACAAATGTTTTTACCTCTTTTAACTTATTAAATAGAATATCTTTTTCGTGAAGAATAACAAAAAAGTGCTGGCCTCTTACTATTTTACCCTGAACTTCTTCAATTCTTGCTTCCATAGATGTAACAAGAAGTGTTATTGAATCAACTATCTTTTTAACATTTTCAAGATAAGCTTCTGTTTTCATTGATTTTTGTGATATATAGATATCATCTCCCTCTTTCTGAATAGCATCGTATAAATCATTTTTTTCTTCAATATACCGATTATACTGCGTATAGATTAACTCTTTCTTATAAGTATCATTCTCTAAAGTAGAATTTTGACCTGCTTTTTGTAAATATGTTTTTTTAGAAGGACTTTTATTATTACGTAATGATTTTTTCTTTTCCTTCTTCATTTACTAAATGATTATAACATATTTTAACCGGAATTATACTTTATATTTTTACCATGTTGATAAAGGAAACTCTGTTAAACCTCTATAAGGACCATTTATTTTTACATTTGATTCATCACTATTTGTATATAATATTGGTGGAGAAGAATTTGATAATGTTACATACATTCTTCTATTACCAGCTCCAGGATTATTTACAATCTCCCAAAAACATTTAAATCTATAAGAAGTTCCTGGTGTATAAGGATTAATTTTAAAATACCAACCATCGTCATGTTTTACATATAAATTATTACTGAGTTCAGTAAGAGTTAATACTCTACTAGTGGTTAATCCACTATTAATATTAGAAAAGTATACAGTTTTATCATCAAAATTTCCATAATTTATGTTAGATGTTGCATTTGTAAAAGTTTTTATATTAGATTCAAATGTATTTGATAAAAATTGACGTTGATCTCTTACCGGTGCTGTTAGCGCATTAGTAGGAGAATTATTTAGTCTTGTGTTTAGAACAAACGCCCAACCGGTGCGTAACGGATAATTGCTAAGTAATTCACTGGGGGGTCTCGAATTAAGATTATTACTAGCCGTAATTATCGGATAATTTACTCCTATTCTATTGTTCGAATGACCTGGAGGAATTGGACTATAACATTGATTTGAAGCAAGACCAACACAATTAGTTTGACTTTGTTTATCTAATGGAGCATCCTGATAGTAACCCCCCGAATTATCCTGAGTTGTTGGCACAATATTAGCAAATAGAGGATTAGCAAAAGTATTTATTGCAGGCATTATATTAATTGATAAAGTTGTCGGATATAACCCAGCTATAGTAGGAAGAGCCGTTGGTGGTGGGCTACCTACCACAGCTGGTGCTGGAACTGGTCGTGACCCAACTATAGCTGCTGGTGCTGGAACTGGTGGATTGGTAAAATATATAGGATTATTAGTGGGATTACGAAATGAATTTATATTACTTATACTAAAATTAGGTGTTAATTTATTAAATGTAATATCTAGATCAACTATATTTGTTACAAATCGCTTAGTATTATCATCTACTATTTTATAGTATATTCTTGATGATGTATCATTATTTGAATCTCCACTTATATTTATAGCATCTGGAGGGAGTGAAGGATCAAATTTTCTACTAGCGTATAATTCACTACTATTAAGATTATTATAAACTGTTAAGTAGAATGCCCTGCCTCTAGTATCGTATACGTAAAGATTCGGTGAATTATTTATATCTAAATCAGTCACATTTGAATAAAAAGATGAATCTGCAGGAACTGACCCTAATACATCAGGTATTTTACTATAATTATCAAAAAATACAGATTGACTATCAGCAAAGTTTCTGGTTTCAAAAACGCCGGGTATTATATTTTGATTACCTGTTATTGATCCAGTATCTTCAGTTTCATATTCTTGGTAAGGATTTCCTTTTATAACTCTTAAATTTGTTTTATATAATCTAAAATTATAAAATAGTGTAAGATCTAGAAAATTTATAAAACTAGGTCTAGTAGTTAAAGTTCTTATAACTTTATCAGCATTGGGATTGACTTCAGTAAATGTAAAAGTTGCTGTAATATTAGCAGGATCGGCAGAATAGTATGAAGTTAAAGATTTTCTTTTAGTAATTATAAAGTTATTATTTGTAGACGAATCATTTATTGTATTAAAATTATTTGTAATGTAATAAGGTGTATTATAATCATCAGATAATATAAATAAAAATCCTTTATCATTTTCATTATCTGTATCAAAGCCTGAAATACTATCAGTTCTAAAATAGGTCAATGATGAATTATTTAAATAATAACTTGGAAGATACATAAAATAGTTATCAAGAAATACTCTATATGAACTTGGTGATTCTGGTGTACTTGGTGTAAAATCTGGAAATTCGCCTGTAAGTGAATTAGGAGCATTAACCCTTAAATCTGTTATATAAAATCTAGTTAATGGTATAGATGGTAAAGGAGCTGGTGAAGGTTTAGGAGCTGGTGTAGGAGCTGGTGAAGGTTTAGGAGCTGGTGAAGGTTTAGGAGCTGGTGGTGCTGGCCTCACATATCCTTGTCTTGGGTATGTTGCTAAAAAAGCAGAATTATTAGGATTACCAATATTTGTATTACATCCAACTGTTTTACTAATATAGTTAGGTGTTAATGGTGAATTAATTCCTAACCTATAATAATTAGGGAGTGACATTACTCTAACTATATTTACATATTATCTATTTATCACTTTTACGTCTTCCTTATTATACCGGGATTATTTATGATGATATAGTGAAAGTTGTTAAATTTAAGCTAAGACTACGTGTATTTACATTTGTATCATGTTTTACAAATCTTGTTGAAGGAGAAAAATTCGATAATGTTACAAACATTCTTTTATCTGGATATAAACCACTACTTACAATCTGCCAAAACCATGTAAATTTGTAATCAGTATCAATTATATTATAAGGTATAAGTTTAAAATAATTATTATTACTATGTTTAACATATATATTACTTGAAGGATTAAAATTATGACCTATTCCCAAATCAGTTCTACTATTTGAATAGTATACAGTTTTATCAAAAAAATCACTAAATTGTAAACCTCCTGCTTTTTTAGTTTCCATCGTATCAATATTAAGCTGAAATGTGTTAGATAAAAGTTTACGTTGATCTAATATAGGTTGTCCATTATCACTGTTTAGAATATTTGCTAAGCCTCTTCGTATAGTAGTATCAGGTTCTAATATATTACAGATTCTTCTCCCTACTGAATTAGCAATACAATTATATAAAGCATTATATATAGTATAATTAACTCCTACTCTATTATTAGAATTATCTGTAGGTATCATAAGATATCGAGAATTGTCAGTATAGTAAGTAACTCCATCGCTTGGAACAATATTGCTAAATTCAGAACTAAAATTTGTTACAGGGTCAATTGAATTAATTGTTAAATATGTCTCATATATTCCAATATTACCAACAGGTGTTGGAGCACGTATAGGAGCAGGCATAGGAGCAGGTCTAGGAGCAGGCATAGGAGCAGGTCTAGGAGCAGGCATAGGAGCAGGTCTAGGAGCAGGTCTAGGAGCAGGCATATTAAAATATATAGGATTATTAGTAGGATTACGAAATGAATCTATATTAGTTATGCTATAATTAGGTATAAATTTATTAAATGTGATAGGTGTATTAAGTATAGTTGTTATAAATTGACCCGTTAATTCATCTTTTATTTTATAGTATATTTTAGATCTTGAATCATTATTCTGAATACTTCCTATCCTAGTTATAGCATCTGGAGATAGTGACGGGTCAAATTTTCTTGTAATATATACTTCATTTTTAGTAAGATCACCAATTGATAAATAGAATGCTCTACCACTAGTATCATATACATAAAGATTTGATAAATCACCTGCGTCTATAATATTAGGATATGTATAAAAAGATATATCATCACTATTATTACTAAAATTATCAAAAAATACATGTTGATTATCATCAAAATTATCAGTATCAAAATCATAAGTTGGATTTTCATCTTGTGTAATGCTGGGTAATGATAAATCGTTTTTGATAACTCTTAAACTTGTATTAAATAATCTAAAATTATAAAATAGTTTAAAATCTCTTCCAGTTATAAAATTGTTTCTAATTTGTAAAGTTCTTATAACTTTATCAGCGTTGGGATTGTCTTCAGTAAAAGTAAAAGTTGCAGTAAAAGTTGCAGGATCGGCAGAATAGTATGAAGTTAAAGATTTTCTTTTAGTAATTATAAATTTATTATTTGTAAACAATTCATTTCTTGTATTAAAATTATTTGTAATATAGTAAGGCATTATGAAATCATCACTTAAGATAAATAAAAATCCTTTATCATTTTCATTATCTGTATCAAAGCCTGAAGTGCTATCAGTTTTAAAATAGGTTAATGATGGATTATTTAAATAATAACTTGGAGGTTTCATAAAATAATTATCAAGCCATACTCTATATGAACTTGGTGATTCTGATGTGCTTGGTGTAAAATTTGGAAATTCGCCTGTAAATGAATTAGGAGCATTAACCCTTAAATCTGTCATATAAAATCTACTAATCGGTAAATCTGGTGAAGGAGCTGGTGAAGGTTTAAGAGCTGGTGAAGGAGCTGGTGAAGGAACTGGTGAAGGGGGAGCTGATGAAGGAGCTGATGAAGGAGCAGGTGATAGTGGATTCACATAACCTTGCTTAGGATATGTTGCTAAAAAAGATGGATCATTCTTATTAAGAGAACTATTTGTATTATATCCAACTGTTTTACTAATATAATCATCATCTAATGGATCATTAGTTTGTCTTATTCTATCAATATAATTTTGAGGAAGTGACATTACTCTTACTATATTTACATCTTATCTACTTACGACTTTTACGTCTTCTTGTTTTACGTTTACGACCACCTCCTGTCTTTAAGCATGCTTGATTCATTGTCCTCGCTTCATAAGGTATTTGTACAAGTGAAGGAGAACCAGCACTACTTACCCATTCACTCGGTTTATTATCATACCCAGCCGTAGGAGCAGTATATAGTAGTGATGAATTTCCACCATTTTGTAAAGGTGTAGGATTAGATGTAGCACCAGGAGGAGAGGTATTTACTAATCCACCTTCACAGCCAATACGGGATACTTCTGCCATACCAGAAGAAGGACCAGCAGAACCGATTCCATTTATAGGTCCTGTGCTGAGATCAAATGTATAACGACCACCCTTTTTTACCATATTTGCTAACTCTTCAGAACCACCACCCGCAAAACCGGGGAGACCACCTGTGCCTTGAACAGGCCCCGCTAAACCTGGTCGTGTAGCTTCTAAACAGTCTGGAGTTAGAGGTGGTCCACCAATGACCTGCGAAGAATAAGGCGCCTCAGGCGCAACAGCCGCGCCAAAACTGTAACCTCCTCCTCTTCTTGAACGATTTTTACGCTGTTGTCTTTTAGATTTATTAGCTTTTCTCCTTAACGATCTTCTTTTCATACTATCCTACTAATATAAAAGAAAATCAGTTATTCTATATATGGAAGATATAAGTGAACTATTTGATTTATTTGGGGAATCTATATTCTGCTCGATATGTCAAGATGATTGTAAAGAAGGAGAAAGGATTCGTTCATTCTACGATTGTTCTCATGCTTATCACTCAAAATGTATAGATAACTGGTTCTTTGAAAAGAAGTCTTGTCCAACGTGTCGTAAAGAGTTTCAGATTCCTAAAGAAGTAGTTTTGAACTATGATAATGTTAATGATTTAGAACGTTTATACTTGACGTGGACTTGTATTCATGGTATCTTAAAAAAGTTAAATAGTGCAGTAAAGTTTAACGAGAAGAAGAATGAGCTACGTATAAATCTAACACAGTTTCGTTATGAAAATTATAAGTTACTCCCTTTAGATTTAGATTCAAGATATTCACTATGTTCTATGAAACAGTATATCGCAACTAAAATTGCTCGTATTGCTTCTATCGATAAGAATATAATTTATAGACAACCTAACGTATACATATGGATGGATAGAATTGAATCATCTGCTCTTATATCATCATATGTGAGATTTTAAACTTTTTTATTCTTTCTTGTTTTTTTCTTTTGTTTAACTTCTTTTATCTTATTAGTCATCTTCTTATGTTCTCTCTTTGTAAGTTTTAAAGGATTTGTCTCAGTTTTTAAAGCGTATCCTATATTTCGTAACCAAACTTGACGGCAAGAATTAGCACAAGTCCCTTTTATCATATCATCAAGAAGTTTAAATGCTTCTTTTTTATTAATAAATGGCATACTACTAGATACATATAAATTATTTATGTAATCCAGTAATCTCATAACGTTTGAAATCTTCATTATAAGATATAGTTACCCAGATATCGCTATTTACTTCCTTTAACTTCTTACTTAATTCTAACTGTTGAATCGCCGCACGACCAAGAGTCTTATTATCGCTATCAAATAGTTCATAAACATCTGGGAGTAGAGGAACTTTTACTGCTCTTGCTTTTGTTACTGCTTCTGCTGCTGCTGCTGCTTCTTTAACAGGAACTATTTCTTTCACAGGAACACTAGTCATATCTGCTCTCCCATAGTAACCATCAGAAGTAGATAGAGCACCTTTTGTTTCATTCACTAACAAGTAGAATCTTCTTCTTCCTGGAGTTTCAGGCACAAAATCAATCCGATGACTTTCTTTATTTTCAACAACACTTTTAAATGAAGCAAGTGGTTTTGGTTGAGAAATTTCTGTAATAACTCCTCCTAACAAACGAGAATCTGGAATCCAGTGAGTTTCAACAAACTCTTTCATAATAGTTCTTCTTTTAGAGAATGGTTCGGTTTGAAAAATGTTGCTATTTCTCCAAACATAAATATCTTCTAAAATCAGCAAATGACTATTCAAATCAATAGCAGCGATCAGAACAGAACCTTCATTTACTACACTACTTACTCTCATACGCATAATATAAACTAGTGGGTTGCCTTTTCTAAATCTAACAAAAGTAGGATACTGTTTTGGTAGAAAAACTAAGAAACCTGGCTCCGCTTTACCAACATAGTTAGTTATGTAGAATATTCCGTGTTTTAACGGTTTCTCTGCTTTATCAGGAGTTAGTCGTTGCGCAATGACTAAATCTTGACAATTATTATTTAAGTATTCAACTGTTCTTTCTTGAATGCTAGATGAAGCACGTTTTAGATTTACAGCGTGTGTATTACGATATGATGATTGTAATACACCTTGTGTCACTTGTTCTTGTGACATTTCTTTTCTATATACTTATAGAACTAAATGTTTATATAGGAGAATAATCACTTGTATCGTTTGGTCCATACGATTCGTTAAAGTTACCGCCATTTTGAACCATTTCTTGAGAATAGTGTTGTATAGGTCTATTAGACTCTTGTATAGTATTACTTGCTACACCACTTCTTACAAATATATTATGCCCATCATTCATAATACCGGGACTAAAAGAACGTTCAGGTTGTCTTAAATTATCTTTTATATTTTGTGAACCGTAAATTTCATCATATGGATCATTTGGTATAACATTTAATACGTCAGCCTTTCTCTGTTCAACTTCAGGTATACGAGCATTTGGTGCACTAGGTCCAGAAGGAGTAACTTGTCTAGGAGGGAGTGAAGGCGGAGTCTGTTTAATAATTGCTGCTGGTCCAATAAACATTTCTTTCTTTGATGATGATTTAGTAACATATAAGTATGATGCTGTAAAAAGAATTATAACAAAAACAATTGTATACATATTATCCATCTGAAGTAGAAAGATAAAATTTGATCTTATCTATTAAGTATCTGTTGCCGAACGGTTAAATGTGAGAGAGGAATCATTTTTGAATAAACGTGCTGTAAAGCAATAGGGGGTTGTTTTATAATCTCATTAGAACTATGTAACTGCTTTAGCAATGTTTCATCAAAAATACCAGTTGATGAAAATTCAATTGAATATTTACTAGTATATATTATACTATCTTCCTCAATATACTCATACTTATCAATTGATAAAGTGTTTAAAGGTATACTTGTATCATGTTCCTCACACTCTTCATATAGTGCCTTATCTTTCAACTCTTTATTGATAATCTTATATAATTTAAATTCATCATTAATTAAGAATCCTTTTACGTTACCAAAATCGTATATATAGAGGAATTGTGAACTACTAATAGATTTAGAAGATGGTTTATAAATAATTGTTACCATTTATTTTAAATACGTAATACAACTTTATATCAATAAAATTGATAAGCTATTTAAGAATATTTTACTACTATTATACAATGAGTTCATCTCCTATACTTATTCTTACGCAGAAAGCAGAAGTTAAACAAGGTAAACTACTATGTGAAACAGTTAATTTAGATGTAATTCAAAAGTATTTTAAGAAGAAGACCGAAGTTGATATGATAGGCACGTATCTTTATAAAGGTTTAACACTCTTCTTATTTGGTTATACCAAAGGTAAAGCAGGAAATGAGAATAAACACGAACTCCCTCCACCACATGATGCAACACTCGTATTTGGAGATATTATAATTATTGCTTCTAAAGATCCAAACTCTTTTGCTACACCTGTTTCTTTTAAAGTAGAAGATTATGAACAGTTCTATTCTAAAGCATTTGGAGGATTTGAAGATTTAGATGAAGATGAAGATGAAGATGAAGATGAAGAAGATTATGAAGAAGAGGGAGAAGAGGAAGAAAAAGAAGAGAATATTTTAGATGAAGAAGTTGAAACAGATCACTTATCTTATACATCAGAAGTAGAAGAAGTAGTTGAAGTAAAAAAAGAGAAGATATCTAAAAAAAAAGTAGTAAATGTTTCAACGATCTTTTCAGTTCATCCTGATAAACAGTTAAATGAAAACTCAGAAAAAGGTTCTATCCGATTGAGTATAATTAATTCTATTAAAACAGTTTTAAAAGAATTAAATGATGATGAGGTTAAGGAGTTAGAAGATGAAATTTATAAGAAAACACTTCTTGATTCAGAATCAAAACATATTATAAAAGATTGGAGTGTAAGTCTATTTAATACTTTATACTTATCTAATATACGTAAAGTTGTTGGTAACTTAGATCCAACATCATATGTTAATAATAAAGAATTGTTAAACCGTTATAAGAATAAAGAAGTAACCTTTAAAGAAATATGTTTAATGGACTACTACTCACTCTATGAAAATAAGTGGAAAGAAGCAATTGAACGACAAAATATGATTGAAAAGTTACAAGTTGAAGGGAATAAATCGTTAGCTACAAAACAGTTCTTATGCACAAAGTGCTTCAAACGTGAGTGCACCTACTATGAGATGCAAACTCGTTCGGCGGATGAACCTATGACTGTTTTCATTACATGTTTGAATTGCGGAAAACATTGGAGACAATAAAAAAAATTATATGTAGAAAATGGAATTATCAACTACAACTACAACTACGGTATCTAGAAGCCCTGTAGTATCTACTATTTTATTAGGTAAGGAAGGTTCTAATCCTTTACCTATGCTTGAAAAGTTGTGGGATTTTTATTCATTAAAAGGAAATAAAACGGTTTTTGTAAATATAGGCACATCGTCTTCTCCTTTAGCAGAACTTGAAATAGCTGAAAGTCTTGGATGCCCTATTCATACTGTTGAACCGGATGAAGAAAATCGTAAGTTGTGGAATAAAGTTTTAGAAATCTTAAAAACAAGAAAAATATCGGAAGAAACAGAGTGTGATTTTACAAAAAATGTTTCGAGCAAATGGGTTTTATCTAAAAATATTCATATTTCTTCTGCATTACCATTTTTTTATGATGGATTAGTTCAAATAAATGATATAATGGTTGATACCGTTATATTTAAACAGTTTGTAAAAAATATCTGTTCTAAGATGAACATTTCAGAAGAACAGGAACGTATTGATCTTGTAAATCTTCAAATAAATTCTGTATATGAGCGTTACTTCTTATATACCATGATTGATGCTGGATATCGCCCTGGCTTAGTATTAGTTACGTATAACTTAAGACCTGATTTTGACTTATCTACAACTCAAGTTGCTGCTCATTTACAGAATGTTGGTTATAACTTACTTACAAAAGAAGAGAATAAGTTCTTATATGTATTTAATAACGATAATATTTATGAAATTGCCTCATATGAGAACACTACTGTAAAAAATCCTTTAGTAAATGAACTTTTAAAAGCATCTGGATTTTTTGAAAAGAGTAGTAGTGAATCTAAAGTTTAAATAATCATCATATCAATTAAACGAAACTTTTCATATGTTCCATCTGGCATATGACGTTTAATAATAATAGGTAAACGACGTTGTTCTAATTCTAGCCTAGCAATCTCTTTTACATCAGTAATATACTCGGGCACCGTAATAAATGGTCTTGCTCCTTGTGCTAACTGATTTGTTCTCATTCCTAAAATCTTAGTCTTTTCAAAGATAGAAAGAAATGGGAGTGAACGATGTTTAACATCATCGTGTGGAGGGACTGATGTAAGAGGAACGTCAGCGTGTTCTACCTCCTCATATTCTAAAATACATTCTGGATGAAACTTGAGTAAAGTTTCAATCGGGTTTGAAAATATTGTATTCTTTTCTTCATCTACATTTACATCAACATCATCAATATCTAGTTCATCAATATCATCAATATTGTCAACGTCATCAGTATCATTGGGCACATAATCGGATTCCATTCTACTAAACATACTAAAAAGATTCTTTTAATTTTATTCTTTTTTTACAAAAACTACAAAAAATTGGTATAAAGTATTATTAAATTATTTAATAAGAAATGGGGTCCATATGTGAATCAAACACCTTGAAAGTGTATGAAACATTTGATGAAATGGGTTTAAGTGATAGTTTGTTACGTGGTATCTACTCGTATGGTTATGAACGCCCATCAAAGATTCAACAGTTGGCAATTGTTCCTATTAAAGAACATAATGATATTCTTGCTCAGGCTCAATCCGGAACCGGTAAGTCATGCTCATTCATCGTTGGTTCAATGAGTTTGATTGATGTTAGTATTCAGAAACTTCAAGTGATGGTTCTCGTTCCCACTCAAGAGTTAGCAAAGCAGATTCATGGAGTAGCTCAATCATTAGGCACATATTTGCCAGTCTCATGTTACTCTGCTACAGGTGGCACTCCTATTCGTGATGATATAAAAGCAATTGATAATGGTATTCAATTTATTGTTGGAACACCAGGCCGTATCTTTGATCTGATTAATCGTAAAGTTTTGAGAACGGAAAATATTCGTTGTTTAATTATGGATGAAGCAGATCAGATGTTAGAAGATCGCTTTTATAAACAAGTTATGTGTATTCTTGATATGGGATTCCCTAAAACAACTAAAGTCGCACTATTTTCTGCTACGATGCCTAAAGAAGTAATTGAAGTAGCTAATAAACTTTTACATAATCCAGTTCGCATACTAATCCCTCCAGAGAATGTAACACTAGAAGGTATTAAACAGTATTGTGTAATGCTTGAAAAAGAAGAGTGGAAGTATGATGTGCTCTGTGATATTTATAAACAGTTAAATATTAATCAAGCAATTATTTACTGTAATAAGAGACAGCGAGCAGAATGGCTAGCAGAAAAGTTAAGTGCTGATGGTTATCCTCTATCATGTATTCACGGTGAAATGGAGAATGATGATCGCCGTCGTCGTATGGAAGAGTTTCGTTCTGGAAAGATTCGTGTTCTTATTTCAACCGATCTACTTGCTCGTGGAATTGACGTTCAACAAGTAAGTTTAGTTATTAATTTTGAACTTCCTATGAATCGTGAAAATTATATTCATCGTATTGGTAGAAGTGGTCGTTATGGTCGCAAAGGTGTGGCAATTAATTTAATTGCACCAAGTGAAGCAAAAATTAAGATAGAGATTGAAACACACTATTCTACAAAAATGGTGGACTTACCAGATGAACTCAGTAATCTTATTTTGAACTAATTTCGAATATCATGTCTACAGTTAGGACAACGAACACTTGTTTCAAAAGAAGTCATAATACAACTATTATGAAATAAGTGACGACACTGATTCAAACGACGAATTGTTTGATTTGGAAGCATATGTTCTTGGCATATAGCGCATATACTCTGACTACTAGTTAGTTCAACAATAGATGAAGCATTTTCTATTTGATTAATTGTAGGTCTAACATTTACTGGTTGTAGATTAGTTAGATTATGATTTTCATCTTCTGTAATAGGAGATACATTAGAAGAATCTAACATTGATTGTAATAAATTTACAAAACCATTAACATTAATAGGAATATTAATTCCTTCTCTTAGCCCTCCTAAAACTCCTGACATTATATTTGTTGGAGAAACATGTTGTTCATCCATATACATAGTATTAATAGGTGATGAAGTAGTAGCAATACGATAAACTTGTTGACTATAATTGTTTTGCGCACTGGAAAATAAGTTAAAACGCTGACTTACTACTTCACGAATATATCTAACTAACCCATCATTTTGGAAACGTGTTCCATATAAGATCTCTGGAAAGTAGTTATGTAAATCATTTAATAACTGTATATTACCATAGTAGTTAGCATTAGTAGGAGTATTCATCTTAAATATCTATAAGAAGAAATCTTTATACTTATTTTTGATAAAATTGATAACAGTTTAAACTGCTATCAATTTTATTAAACAATGACAGGGATCGGTGGAATACTAAATATCGGATTTACGTGTTACGCAAATGCGGTAATTCAAGCGTTTCGTCACTGTGATACGTTTGATACGCTATTTCAAGAAGATAATTATATAACTAAACTAAATGAATCATCTAAATACGTTATTTTAACCAAACAGTTTGCCAATCTCTTACAAAATCTTTTAAAAATGAGTTCAACATCTTCTATTAAACCGATGGGATTCTGGTATGCGTTTCAACAAGTAACAGAAGATTCTGGATTTGAACACTTGAATGAAAGAAGACCGCATGACGCGCATGAGATACTGATGTTTCTTTTAGATTCTATCCATGAATCATTTGCTAAAAAAATCACTATGAATATTACTAAAATGGAGTTAAAGACTGAAAGGCAGATGCTTCATAATAGTTCTTTAGTTGCGTGGAAGGATAATTTTGAAAAGAGTTATTCACCTTTTGTGCCGCTCTTCTTTGGTCTATTCCACGTTGAAATTATCTGTTCAAACTGTCAAACAGTTACAAATAAGTTTGAATCATTTAATACTCTTAAAGGTGCGATGTCATCTGAATCTAGGTTAACACTTATTGAATCTATACTAAAAGATTTGAATGATGAAATTATTGACGAGTATGCCTGCGATAAGTGTTCTCCAACACGTCATAGAGCAACAAGAAGAACTAAACTATGGAAACTTCCTCCTACACTTATTGTTGTTCTTAAACGTTTTAAATCAGATGGTAATAAGATTTATACACCGCTGCCGCCTTTTGAATCACCTTTGAATGTTTCTGAACTCTACTCATCTCTATCGCCTGATAAGTTAAAAGAACAGAACTATTCTCTTCGTTCTACTGTTGACCATCATGGAGGGCCTACTGGTGGACACTATACGTGTCAAGCAAAAAATAGGTTAGACGATAAGTGGTATAACTATGATGATCAAACAGTAACATCTGTTGATAAAGTTGATATTGGTCCCAGCACGTATATTCTCTTTTTGGAAAAAGTTTAAGTATAGTAGATATGAGTTTATGCACAAGAAATAGATGGGGTCCCGGAATAAAATCTACTAGTATCACAAGTAATACTGCAAATAAAGAAATAGAAGAAAAGTTAAAGAAGATGAAAGAAGAAAGAGAAAAACAAAACACCATGTGGGCTACAACCAGTAGTAGTAAAGAAACGGGCAAATAAACATATTTGTAAATCCTTTTTTTCTAATCATTAAATGAAAATTAACGTGTTCAGCGCATATAGGATAGTTATAACCAGAATTATTCCTATAAAATATCTTATCATCTTTTAAATAAGATCCTAAAAGAACACCTTCATGATGTGTAACTGGTTTTTCATTCGATTCTGGTAAATCTTGTTTTAAATAGAATTCGTGAAGTTCATCTGTTACGTTTGCAGAATAGTTACATCCTTTAAAAGTATCTCCCTTATATATTGCTATTCCACCAAAAGCACTTATTACAGGAATAAAAGAACCTTCAGAATCATATTCTTTTAAGATTTTATCCATATGTTCTTCTGACCAGAACTCTTCTCCTAATATCTCTGGACCAAAAGGATATTCTTCAGTTCTTAGTTCATAACCATCATAGTATCTTCCATCACTACGTATACCATTCGCAAAAAGAACATCAACTTTTTCAGGCATTTGTTTGAGAATATGTTTGAACGCATTAACATCAGGGCTAATCTTCATATCCAAATCCATCAGAATAAAAAAATCTTCTCTTACAAGATTCTTTGATTCAATCATTTTTAGTAACTGATTTCTTGCATAAGCGATCATTTCAATTCTACAAGGTTTATTATCCCACGTTCTCGCAAAACCTTCATTTAAGAAAAACGCGTTTTCAAAATCTTCTGAAACTATTTTAATCCAATCAAACTTTTTTTTAATAATTTCAAGAAATCCTTTGGTTGAATCAGTTGAATTGTTTTCATACAAACAAACTTCTAAAACAGGGATCTTTTCTTTTAATTCAGTTAAAAACTTCATAAAAATAGGAATACATGATTCAATATTTTTTATAATTCCTCCTAAGACAACTTTCATAATATTTAAATAATAGAATAGTTATTTAAATAATGACAAAAGAAGATGGATCAACAGATGCAAAACAGTGTCCTCACTGTCAAAGATGGTGTTTAAAAGATGCGGCATGTGATTATATCTTTGCATGTGGTTTAGATACTCGTGATGGGTTTGTAATGGGTTCTGGATGCGGTAGAAGTTGGTGTTGGGTATGTGGAAAGAAGTATTGCTCACAGTATATTGATATAGTTACAGGAAAAAAGTTATCTAATGCTAAAGATAACCATACTCCTTTTTGTTGTAAAGAAGAGGGCGGTTTCGATGAGAAAAACTACTGTGGTGGTGGTCACAATCCTCATTGCGGAAGAAGATGGTAACTATGTATACATTCTTTGATAAGAAGTATCATCTGTTGATTTCTTCTTTAAAAAGAGATCAATATGTTTCTTTAATATAGTAAAAGGTAGTGAAAAGTTTTCAATATAAAATGGCATATCCTTTGAATTAAAGATACGCAACATGTTAATCTTTTGAACTACTTGTTCTATTGTTCTTTTAAACTCTCTCACACCAGGTTCTTCTTTACAGTAGTTTACTAAGATATACTCAATAATCTCTTTAGAGAAGTTAATCTTTTCATGGAGATTAACTTCTTTTAGAGCGTTTGGTAACAAAAAGTTTTGACCAATCTCTAACTTATCTTTTAGATTATATCCTTTTAACTCAATAACAATCATTCGATCTAACAGAATCTTATCAATCTTTTCTAAGTTATTTCCTGAGAAAACGAACATAATCTTAGATAGATCAATAGGGATACCAGATAAGTATTTATCTTCAAAAACACTGTTTTGAACTGAATCTGTTAAGTGAACAAGTAAGTTCTGAACTTCTTCTCCTTTTGATGTTGTAGAAATCTTATCTAACTCATCAAACATAAGAACCATGGACATTGATTTAGCAGTTACAAGTGAATTCGCTATTTTACCACAGTGGCTCCCTTCATAAACCATCTGATGACCAGTATAAGTTGTAGCATCTGAATCTCCTCCTAAACTGATAAATTCAAATGGCCAATCTAATGCTTTTGCGATACCGTTCTTAATAAGTGATGTTTTGCCAATCCCTGGGGCTCCAGATAACATTAGTGATAAACCTTTCCCATTTGGATTTGCCAGCTTCGTTGCGATGAACTGTAAAATCTGTAATTTTGCTTCTTCTTGTCCATATATTGCTTCAGATAAACACTTCTGAGCTTTTATCATAAAAGATTTACACTCTTCTGGTCCATTATCAAGTGTTGCGGGTAACTCTTTGTATACTCCTAAAGGAAGACTAATCGCTTTTTCTAACCAAGCACGATTCTTAAAATATTCTCCAGTTGATGGATCCATCATTTGAAGAGTATTATATTTAGAGAGTAGTAGTGTTTGAACTTGTGGAGATATGTTCATTTTAAGAATTTTAAATATTATTGATTCTTCAAAATTATTTGATTTCTGTTCTAACGCACTTAACATTTTTAGCTGTGTTTCTTTATTTAATTCTTTAAACTGTTCTATCTGATTATCAATTGTTGATGGTTCATTTGATTTAGATAGTAGTTCTACAAACTTTTTTACTTCAAAAGATTCTTTATTCAAGTTAAAACGTTTTGGAACAAAAGCATCTGAAGCTTTGTTTCCAAAAGGAATTATAATTCGTGTAATTGAATTCATTGGTTTGCTCTCATCTTCTTCCTCTTCCTCCTCTTCTTCCTCTTCCTCCTCCTCTTCCTCTTCCTCTTCCTCCTCCTCCTCTTCCTCTTCTTCTGTATTTCTATTAGCAGGTTTAAGTTTCTTAAATAGTTCTAAAGCTCTTAATAATGTCTTACGAGGTTTACGTTTCATCGGTCTAGGTGATGAAACTTCACTTTCATCACTTATATTTGTAGCAACGCTCTCATCATCATTATCATCATCATTTTTAGGAGGTAAACTTTTTTTTCTTTGAGAACTATTCTTTCGGGGTTGTTTTGCCATCCTATGCTAAATTCTGTTTTTTGATTCTATTCTTTTTCCTAAAAATAAGATCAAAAACTACTGTTATAATAATAATACTTAATACTTTTTTAAATCATTTAACGACGATTCTTACGTTTACGTGTTAATCCTTTGATAGACTTATTAACACCTCGTGTAACATTACTACCAACATTCTTAACGGTGCGTAACGTATTACCTGCAACTTTACCTACACCTGTTGTAATATTCTTACCAACTCTTCCTACGCCGGAAGTTACAGTGCCAACTGTTTTTCCAGTAATATTTAATACACGACCTAATGTATGATTATAGACGTTTGTTAAGAAACCATTACGTTTTCTAGAATTCTTATATTTACGCGGCATACTATATTAAAAGTTTAGATTAATTATACGCTTGGAGATGGAGCTGGTGCTGGCTCTGGTGGTGGATTCCATGTTGTGCCATAAACTGACTGCCAAAATTCTTTTGCTTTATCATACGCTATTTGAGCTCGGGCTTTTACTTGCCCAGCTTTAGTCATATGTGTTTCCATTAGTGTTGAATTATTTAAATTATCAGTAGTAGTTTTATAGTCATCTGCTATTTTTGAAAGAGCATTTACTTCTGCAGCAAAATCAGTTAATTTTTGTAATACTTCCCTATGCATAGCACCAGAAACATAAGGAGGATAATTAGCAGGAGAAGGAGCACCACCAAACATACTACCGCCTAACATACCACCGCCTAACATACCACCGCCTAACATACCACCGCCGAACATATTTCCATTTATCATGTTATACTTATTAACATTCTTTCTTGTTTTTCCTCGTCTCATCTACTACTATTTACTATTTAAAATTTTAAATTTAAACAGGGGCTGGCGCATTAGCTGGGATAGAACTAGCTGCCGACTTCAACTTTGTCATATCTTCAACTTCAGCAGGAGCAGGAGGGAGTGGCATTACTAAACCACTTGTTAATGAACCGTATATACCTCTTAGGGAATTTATAAATGAGCTTGTTGCCGTAGAAAAAGATACTGCTGAACTTTTTTGTAAAACACGTGTTCCGGTTATATTAGGGTTAGCGTTTGTATTATTCTGAAATTGAGATGTTTCATCTATCGCTTTAGCAGCTTCATTAATAGACCAAGCTGCTTTTAAATAGTTATTTAATGCATTATATACATCTTGTGGATTAAAGTTATCTCCCGGGAACAAACCTGCCGGTGCGGGGATAAAGGGAGGTAATTGACCACCATACATAACACGTTTTCTTGTTGTAGTTCTTCTTTTATTCCTCATTATACTACTTATATTCACTAATTTATTTTTAAATTATAAACCTTTTATAAAATCTTCAATGTCCATTAAGAGAAATTTTGATTTTGATGAAACACTTATATAATCTAACTTATTTGTATCAATTACTCTTTTCGCTTCTGTAATAATTGGTAACAAGATTACTCTTAATTTAATAAAGAATTCTTCCGTCCTCTTTCTTAATACTTTAGTGATCCGTAGTAAGCAGTTTATATACTCTTCAATTAATGATATCTGATCCTTCTCTTTTCCTTTAATATGAATCTGTTGAATAATAATAATGAAAATCTGTAAAACTTTATCAGATGAAAGTATCCGTAAGATAATTAATTCTGCTAAGAACTGACTATATCCAAGTCGATACTTCTTTTCACTATTCTTTTTTACAAAACCATTATAATCTTTATCATTATCTTCATCGCACTCTTTAAAGATTTCTAAGTAGTTCTCATGTAACTTATTCATTTCAACGAGAATAACAGGATGTTTTTCAGAAATTTCACTTAGTAGTTTGGCATAAAGAGGACAGAATATCTCCTCACGCGCTGCTTTTTCAAATACTAAATTCATAAACTCTTTAATAAAATCTTCATTTGAAAATTCACCATGATCACTTGAACCAAGAATTTGATAGAGAAATTCACGAATTTCATTATACGTTGATTCACTGAACTTATTTAATTTTGATAAGATAATAGTATTTAATATCTTATCATTAACTTGAATATCAGAATTACGAAATTTACTTGTATATCGGGGAGATGATGTGGCTGATTTTATAGGTGTTCGGCTAGAAGTAAGATCTTTTTGTGAATTAACATGATTTAAGTTACGAAATGATGGTTGTAACTTAGTATTTACATTAATCTCTGGTTTAGTATCTAAATTTCGCCAGTTAGTTATTCCCTGAACTTCTAATAAGTTTGTCAAACCATTAATCTTTTTACATATATCTTCTGATGGTTTAGAAACCGTAGATTCTTTTTGTAAAAGTTGAAATAAATCTTGATTCATTTCTCTCTATGTATATCTATTTTGCGGTTTAAATACTTAATATATTTAATGATAATTATTATATGGAATCAATTTTACAAGATTCTGGTTTAGAAAATATTTCAAGTATAATGAATACAAAATTATACTATAGTGAAGATATATTAAAATCACTACTTTTAAAATCGTGTAACTTTCCTAACATTAATGATTTACAGAAAAGACAAGATATAGTAAGTAAATTAAGATCATCAAATAGAGATTTACAACCTTATTTTGATAAGTTAGTTAAAATAGAAGAAGAGTATAAAGATTATTTTGAAAGTAGTAAAACGGATGTAGAAAAAGATAGTTTTGGTCAACTTATTTTTACTAATGAGTATTTTAAATCATTAAATCATATACCATATCTACTATTTTTTATGGCTTACTTTAAAAAGTTAGTTATCCCTACTATTTCACTCGCATTTCCTATTATCGCATATTTTTTACCAATGTTATTAATAAAATATGTTTGGAATTTACCAATTGGTTTAGATATGTATAATAAAATTATGAAAACTTTTATATCTTTTGAACCAAAAAAACTTTTACAGAACTGTGTAACAATCTTTTCTATTGGTCAAACTATTTATCAGATTTTTCAGAACGCGTTTCACTTACATACAATTGATACCAATATTCTTAATTTAGGTATTGCGGTTCAAGAGTATAGATCTACTATTACAAGTATAAAAAAAGCTTTAAAAGAGAATAGTATAGATTTTTCTTTTACTAATGTATGTAATGATTTACCAGATGATAGTAGAAGAATATTTGTAGAAGTTTCAGAAGAACCATATAGATTAAAGTTTTTAGCAAAAGATATGGCTTACTTAGAAGTGCTTTGGAAGATTTCTCAAGAAAAGGACTTTACAAAAGTTATTCTAGTTTCATCTGATACACCATACTTCAAAGCAGAAGAACTATATGATATACACTTATCAAAAGAAAGTAGAGTTCCTTCATCTATCACTATTGAAAATGGTGCTCAGCATTTTCTTCTAAGTGGGCCAAATGGCGGAGGTAAATCATCATTTTTAAGAGCAATTCTACAAACACTACTATTTTCTCACACATTTGGTTACTCAATTGGATCAAATATAAGTTTATCACCTTTTGATTATATACTATCAGGTTTATCAATTCACGATTCACCAGGAAAGAAATCACTATTTGAAAAGGAAGTATCTTTTGCTCGTGATGTTCTCTACTATAATAATCCTAAATTCAAAGGATTTGTTCTTTTTGATGAAATTTTTCATTCTACTAATCCTCCCGATGGGATAAGAACTTCTAAACTATTCTTAAATACTTTATGGGATTACATACATGTTGCAAGTATTGTTAGCACCCACGTTTTTGAAATCATTGAATCATCACCCGATTCAGTTAAAAAAATATGTGTTGATGCTGAAAAGATAGGTAATAAACTTAAATACAAGTATTCTATTCGTGATGGTATATCACGATTAAGTAGCGTTGATGAAATATGGAAAAAAGTTTGGGATGCTTGAAAGGGATAGTAAAAGGGATAGTAAAAGGGATAGTAAAAGGGATAGTGAAAGGGATAGTAAAAGGGATGCGTGAAAAGATTATTATATAATTATAACTAATAGTTAATGAGTTTCATCAGTGAATCACTAACAATCGGCTTACTTCTTGCTATTGTGTTTGGAGCTCTCTTTTTTTACATGTATACCCGTGTTACATATAATGAGAAGAGAGTTAGTTTAATGGAAAATATTCTACTAGATATCAAAATGAATCAAGAACAACAACCTTTACATATTCTACCCCCGATACCTCAAAATATAAGTTTTCACCAAACAGTAACTCAAGAAGAAGATGAAGAAGAAACACATTTTGAAATTATAGAGAATCAAGAAGAACAAGAAGAAGAGTATACTGAGCTTTTAAATCAAGTTCATGAAGAGGTTAAGGTTGAAGAAGTTAAGAAAGAAGAGGTCGCTGTAGAAGAAGTTAAGACTACTCTTCTTAATAAGTATGATTCTATGACAAAAGAGGAACTTGTTGAACTTGTAAAGAAGCGTGGATTACGTGCTGGGAATAGACCCGGTCGTGAGAAGTTAATTTCATTGTTAGAAAAAGCCGATGAATCTACCGTTGTTTTAGATGGTGGTTCGTTTGGCGATTTACAAGAAGCGGTCACAGAATAAAGTATATATTATCTATAGGTAAATGGATTCAAAGAATTTTCGTAAGGCATCAAATCCTAATAGATACTCATCTTATAAAAACGTAAATCCGCATCTAAAAGAGTTTGCTTTACCAAATGATAACGCACCTGATAATCGTTATGCTAAGTGGCCGGCAATAATGACAGATGGTAGATTAACAACAAGTTATACTTCACAGTGTGAAAGAAATATCCCAACTGGTGAACAGTTTCCTACAAAAGAGTTTATGCAACGTAGAGCAGTAGATATTATTCAACTTTCAAGAGATAAACAGATGCCTTTTACAAGAGCATTAGATAAGAGTGTTCTACCTCCACCAGCACAGATTGTAGATTGTTCTAAAGCAGCTTGTAAAAGAATCAACACTAGTATGGAACTAGGTATTGGTTTAGAAAGAGCAAATAATAAGACTCCTTATCTTTTTGGAACATTTATGGAACAACTATTTGAAGATAAACCATACAATCCAATGCTAACACACTACTTTGAAGGAGGACGCAATACTCCTACAGAACAGAGAATACATGATAATGATAAGAGATTTAAATGATTAGTATTATAGTATATAGTAGAAGATGCCAATAGTCATAGCCTTTGATATAGGGATACGAAATTTGGCCTGGTGTTCATATGAAACCGTTACAAAAAAGATAAACGGTTGGCAGAACTATGATTTAGTAGCAGATAGTGATGTGAACACCGTTATTGAAGATTCTAAATGTTCTACATGTCTAAAAATAAAGGCATCATATACAGTTGATAATAAATTATACTGTTTGAAACATTCTCCCAGAACAATCTATAGAGATCTATCTGGTAACGTTATAAAGAATAAGTTATCTCATAAAGAGTTAAAAGAACTATTCAAATCAACTAAATCTAAAAAAGATCTTTTAGAAGCTTTTGAAAAGAAGTATGCGTTGCCAATTGAAAAGAAGAAAACCGTTAAAAAAGCGTTTGATATGACTAGTCTTCACGATTCAATTAGAAAGTTTGTAATTGATTCGAAAGATATTTTTACTAAAGCACAAGTAATTGGCCTGGAGAATCAACCTGTTCTGAAAAATCCAGTAATGAAAACAGTTCAAGTGCTTCTTTTTGCTACATTAAGAGATATTCTTCAGCCTAATCCTCCACAGTTACGATTAATTCACGCTTCAAGGAAGACAGAAGAATCAGAAGTAAAGGATGAGATTGAATCTGGTGATGCGGGCTATGTGAAGAGAAAGAAGGCGGGTGTAGAACGAGTAGAAAAGTTTTTAAAAGAGCATAATCAAGGATATTATAATAAGTTTTTTGATGAGTCAAAGAAACAGAATGATTTAGCAGATGCTTTAGCAATGTGTTTAGATCTTTCTGTGAGACTTTAATTTCTTATTCTTCCGTTTATGTTTTGTTCTTCTTCTTATTTTACCACCGCTTTTTATTTTTGGTTCATTTATCTCGAAATAGTAAGGGATAGGTAAAAGTTCATCTTCTACTGGATATAAGTATCTTGGAATCTTTTCACGAATCATCTACTTAATTCCGGTTAAATAAATTGCGTAAAAGAACCACATAAAAGAAAACAAACCTTTTTAAGAAGATGAGTATAAGTTTGCGAGATATGGAAAATGAGGTTAGGACAATGAATGGAGTTGATATCTCTCTTTCAAACGATTTAGGAAACGTGATTGAATTAAATGATATTAATGACTCTCTTGGTCTTAATATGTTAGCAAATACCAATATTGGATCATCATCTAATAGTAATCCTTCACGTTTAGCGGAGATTGAAGTAAACACTTTTGAACCCATGCAACCTGTATCTTTAAATTTTAACGATGGCCCCGATGTAAAGCCCTTAAATATTGAGATTAAAAAAGAATCTTCAAATATCTTTTCTAATAATCAATCTTCTTCTGCGCCAAGTCTATCATTTGATTCATCACCTCCAGCTCCAAGACAATCAAATGAGAACGAAAAGAAAGAGAAGATTGAGATTTTAAATAAGTTACAACGTCTTGAAGCGAAAGGATTTCCTGTAAGTCGTCGTTATACAATGGATAATTCTTTAGAAGAGATGAAAGATGAGTTTGATAGATTATTGGATGCGCGTAATTTAGAAGCGAGTTTACGTTTTCAGCGTCAAGCACTGATGGGTATTGTCACTGGTTTAGAGTGGGCGAACGGTAAGTTTGATCCATTTGATCTGAAATTAGATGGATGGTCAGAGTCAGTTCATGAGAACGTCGAAGATTTTGATGAAATCTTTGAGGAACTTTATGATAAGTATAAGGACAAGGGGAAGTTACCTCCAGAGGGGAGACTAATATTTGCTTTAGCAGGTTCTGGATTTATGTGCCACGTTAGTAACACGTTTATGCGCTCACGTATGCCGAATGTTGATGATGTGTTGCGTAATAATCCTGACTTAGCGCGTCAAGTCGCGGGTGCGGCAGCAGCACAGGCTGGTCCAGGTTTTGGAAACTTTATGAATCTTGCGATGGGAGGTAGTGGAGGGGGAGGCGCACAGCCACAACAAACATCTCCTTCGCCCACACAGAATCAAGCATTTAATGTAGCATCATCTGCGATGCGTAACACGCCTGCAACAGTCGCATCGGTGGAACCTCCTTCTGAACAAGTAAGGCGTGAAATGAAGGGTCCAACTGGCGTTGATGATATTTTAAAGACGTTTGAAGAGGCTCGTCGTAATGATTCATTTATTGTGCCTGAAACGATCTCTTCAATCAATCAACCTGCTTCAGCGGCTGCAGTAGAGTTACAGAGTCTTCACTCTGAAGAAATAATGTCGCAAGCAGAATCTACGCGCACAGGCAGAGGAGGTGGTCGTCGTAGACGTGCTCCCGTAGGTAATTCAATTTCTATTCCAGTTTAGAACTATCACTCATTCTAGCATATGAGTTTCCTAATACGTATCCTGTGCCAAATATAGAAGCATTAAAAATGCTTACAACTGTTAAACCTGAAAAAATTATAATAGAAGGTTTTATGTATTTAATTTGAATTTTACTAACTATATCAATATTAGTGTATACTCTGACGAATTGATAGGGTGTAACACATAAATAGAACATTCCTAGCAGTTTATAATCAACTTGATGTTGTTTATAAGCAGTTATACCTGAAAAAAATCCTAATGTTAAACTACACGTATTTATTAGTAGTGACATTTGTATACTATATTATAATACTTATTTTTTAAACTTCTTTATTTTTCTTGTTTTTTTACCACCTTTAGCTTTTGCTATAGGTTGGCTATATGTTGCTGTAGAACTACCAGACTCTCCTGTAGATCTTTTAATTGTAACTGTAACGGTGTATACTCTTGGATTAGGGGGTGTTGTGCCAATCCTCCATCCCTGAGGAATAGCCATTTGATAAGTTATCTGTCCATTTCGTCCTGATAATCTTTCAGTCTCTCTTTTTATTATATTCGAAGGTGGTGATATTGTTACAGTAGCATCTCCAACAGCATCAGCAGGTGAGGTCCAATTAACCCTCAATTCACGAGTTGAATTATTTGGAGTTAAAACTACAATAGGTGCAGCTAAAGGTGGTAGTGCTGGTTTAGGTGCTGGTTTAGGTGCTGGTTTAGGAGCAGGTCTAGGAGCAGGTCTAGGAGCAGGTCTAGGAGCAGGTCTAGGAGCAGGTCTAGGTGCTGGTCTAGGTGCTGGTCTAGGTGCCGGTCTAGGATTTGGTGCTAGTCTAGGTGCTGGCACAGATGGAGGTATAGATGGTCTAGGTGCTGGCACAGATGGAGGTATAGATGGACTAGGTGCTTGAGAAGGTAATGGTGGAACATTAATAGTAACATTTAAACTAATAAATTCGCCAATACGATTATTGTTTTGAAATATTTCATATAAAAATGTATATTGCGTATTTGGCACTAACATATATGTACGAACGATTTCTCCATCATTAGTATCAGCACTATCTAATGGGGGAAATATATTAACATTAAAAACTTCTTGAAGCATTATAATTTTATAAACATATTTATCATTTATAATTCTAGGTGTATCAAATTCTACACTTGGAAGATTACCATTGAATATCTCACCGCCAGGACCCCATTCAAAAGTCACATTAGGTGTTAGTTCTTGACCACCAACTCTCTTCTTTAATTTACGCGTTCTTTTCATTCTACTTATTCTTTTTAAAACTTATTCATAATACCCGAATATGTTTGTATAATTTGAGATGAAATATCTTGTTCTTCAGATTCTTTCTTTTTATCAGGCTTTGAAAGTTTGTTTAACTTCTCTGTTAAACGTTTATGAATTTCTGTTTCTTCTGGTGTTAAACCAGTATATATAGGTGCGCCAGAAACATCTTTTACTTCAGGTTTACTACTTTTAACATTTGGTTTTAATAAAAACATATCACTTTGGTCGTTTAATAGTAGTGATAGGATAAGATTAATAAGAATTGACATAAATAGTGATGTCAATATATTTCTTGTGCCTACAAAAAAGATTACAAATATTAAGACACGACGAAACCAAGGATGTTGAAAAAACTTATCTTGATCGGGGGTTAAACCTATGGCTAAGTGACGACCTCCTAAATTTAGTAACATCATCATTGAACCAATAAAATATGGATTACTATTTAGTGAATTGACCATATTTTCAATAGGATTTGTTGATACTACTGAATTTGTAGGAGGGGGGAAACTCATCTATTTTATACTTCTTTATAAAGTAAAAGTTGCATATCCATAAAGTAGAAGAATATAGAAAAAGCCATCATCATACCAAGTCTATGGCACCAGTATGATGCGACAATTAGTGTTAAAATTAAAAGAATTCTCCACAAAGGATAAAAATATAAGACAACTAAACTATGAGGATATTGTGTATCTATTTTTGAACCTTCAATAATATTCCATAAGAAGAAAAATGATGTAAATACAAATTTTGATATTACATCAATATTCATTGTTCCTATAATAAATTAAGAAATCTCTAACTATTTGGTGCTTGGGTAATAACTTTATCATTCTCATATGCCATAGGTTTTTCTCCAAGAACTTGTTCATCAAACCAACGTTTCTGTTTACGTGCGGTCATAAGTGAATTCTCATATCCTTCTAATCCGGGAGTAAAAGATACGTGTAGTAAAATTAGTAGAGCAAGTAGTATAGCATGAAAAACTGAAATATACTTAGATACTGCTAATACTAAAATAAAGGCAATAATTCTATATATTGGATTTGGACCATATACTTTAATACTATCAGGTATTTGTTGTCCATAAATGATTCCTATCATTAAAATAAAATATAATAAGCCGTGAATTGGATACTCTACTTTTTTATAGAATTCTAAAAAATGATTTTGTGCTTTCGGAGCCATCTAATACTACAAAAGATTTCTAAGTTTTTCTCAGGAGAAGACAATGGAGTATTGTCCTTATGAAACTGCTTTTGACATGGTTCCAAAAAAAAAGAAACGAACAAAAGTTGATACAAGCTTTTTAGACACACCTATGGAAGATGATTCTGTTTATCGTCCGGCACTAGGAATTAAATCAGATATTTTAAGTCTTCAAAACTTCTCTGAAGCATTTGTTGATATAAGTTCTAATATAACTGTCCCACCTGTAAATAAGTTTCAACCGTTACCAAAATATTTCATAGGGGGTGATGATGATGATGCTATTGAAGGGTTTACCGATGTAATTGGTTCTAAAGAGACTGTTGATACAAATAGTGATAGTAATACGAATAATAGTGTTAATATTAATGATCAGTGGAAACCAGTGACAAAATCTAACACATATACTGCTTTTTATGATACTACTACACCATCATTATCTCAATTAAAGAATGAAAGAAAGAAAGAAATTCCTCCAATAAATACGACGGATACTTCTAATGATTTAGTAAAAAAGATTGATACACTATTTAAACGATTAGAAGCGTTAGAAAAAGAGTGTAAAGGTGATATTAATAGTAATAATCAAAAAGAGATTTTAATGTTTGTAGGCACTGGATTTGTATTCTTATTTGGTTTACACTTATTACGTAGATGATTTCTTCTTTTTATACTTTTGTAAAATAAGTAGATCACGAGCAGCGAGTTCTTTTCTTAGCCGTTGAGTTTTACTTGTTAAGTTAACTGTCTGTGTATCACTCAGTAGACCACCTTTTGTATTAAACATATTAAATAATGTTTTTGTTGATTCCAATGACATTATTTAATAAATACTTATATTTTTATTTCATTCCTTTTGATCTTATTCTTAGAGCAGCAGCTAACTGTTCTGATAGTGAAGCCACTTTTCCTTGTAATAGTTGTATGTAATCAGCGGCGTTTTCTTTGTATGTAGGTTCTAACTCTTCAAAATTATTTTCTAAATCTTCAAGTTCACCTTGTGTTTTTTCTAGACTTGATTTTAATACACTTATCTCTTCTTTTAATGAACCTATAAATTTTCCTCTTGGTGAATTAATTGTTTCTTGAAACTTAGAAAATAGCTGTATTGATTTTTCTATCTCTTGAGGATTTTTCCCGTATACTTTATAGTATCTAAATCCGGAGGATGGGGAGTGTGTCATAAACTGTGTAATTAAAAATCTTGAACGCGCATCGACTTCAAAAGGAATCTTATATTGGTAAGGAGTTTTAGGGCCAGTATACTCATTATTATCAATTTCAATTGGGCAGTTCATTACAAATTCTCCGTTACCTAATATTTTACTATCTATACCAACTGATCTACATATGTTAGCGGCATTCTGAATATTTATTTTAGAAAACTCACTTTGAGATAAAAATCCTACATCTGAGCCACTCCTTTTTGTTCCAGGAGGCACAACTGTTCCATCAGGTAAAATCATTGAACCATCTGGCATAATAACTGTTCCATCGGCGAGAGTGCAAGCACCATCTTCAGATATATCAACACATTCTTCACCGTTAGGCCCTGTTATTTCTTCGGGTCCTTCTTCAGGTTCTTCATTACCACTATTATTAGTATTATCACCACTATTATTAGTATTATCACCACTATTATTAGCATTATCACCACTATTATTAGTATTATCATCTAAAGTATTCGCTAAAGCAGCAAGTGAACCTGTTGCGCCAAGAGCACCAGGTAACATAGGAGGTGAACCACTAGGATTTCCTTGCTGTTTTTTTTTCAATTCATCATCTCTTTTCTTTTTCTTTATAGCATCTTGTTCTGCTTTCTTTTTTTTATTTATTGCATCTTGTTGTGCTTTCTTTTTTTGTTGTTGTTGCTGTTGCTGTTGCTTCTGTCTTTGTTGTTGCTGCTGTTGCTGCTGCTGCTTCTGTTTTTGTTGCTGCTGCTGCTGCTGCTGCTGCTGCTTCTGTTTTTGTTGCTGTTGCTGCTGCTGTTGCTGCTGTTGCTTCTGTCTTTGCTGCTGTTGCTGCTGCTGCTGCTGTCCTTGCTTTTGCGGCCCTTGCTTTTGCGGCCCTTGTTTTTGTGTCGGTTGCCTTGATGGTTTACTTCCTCTGCTTCTTCTTCCACCTTTATAAATTTTTCTTGTTTTTCTTATTTTTTTCTTATATTTTTGAGTTTTACTCATTCCTATCTTATAATCTTATTTTGTTTTGACCATATATTAAAAGCTTCTCGTTTCATCTGATCCGTAATAGTTCCATTCCATCCTTCAGGTTTATCTATCTCAATTGAAACTTTTTTGATTTTACAAATAATCTTTCCTTCTTTACCAACACCCGCAGATGAACATTTAATCTTTATATTTTCATAATCATCCGCGCCGAATCTTTTCTCTATCTTATATAACTTATACTTATATAAATCTTTTAGAGCATCACGCACTATATTACACTCATTTCTTGTTAACAATGATGTATCATTAAAACACTTATAGTGAACTAAGTAGTATAAAAAATTTGCGATATAATCTGCTGGTTTATTATTATCATTTGCCATTTGTATAAAATTTAAATCATCTAATAGTTTTTTTTCATGTTTAGTAAACTGTTTATTTGACCATCCCTTATAAGTAGTATCGCTATCATTTGGTAGTTCAGGCACACGTATTCTATACGATTGCCCTTCTACATCAACCGCAACAATAGGTATATCACTACTACCTAGTTGAAGTATTGCTATATTTTTTTTTAAATCAAATGTTGGTGATGTATTATTTATTTCTACATCTGAGCTACCATTTGATATAATATAGTAATCATCTTCATTAAATGTTTTATCACTATTAGTATATGCCATTGAAGAAATACTATTATCACTAATTTCTTCATTATCGGTTGGTAAAAGATCTCTTTTCTCATCAAGAGGTTTTGGAAAACTCCTATCCTCATCAGTTGTAAAAAATATACCTTCTTTGAACCCTACTTTTTTAGGATAAATAAGTGTGTATGGATCATTTACAACATAGTATGTATCATAGTTGATATTTTTAAAATTTAAGTAGTAGTGTTCTAAAAGTTCAGAGTTTGATACTTGTCCTCCAGACTGATTATTGCCTTGTAAAGAAGTATATATACTATTAAATATACTATCAATACTATTAGCATATCTAATTATATCATCTATCTTTTCATCAGGATTCTCAGATACATACTTATCTCTGTAAAATCTCATTTTACTTATACAAAATTTTAGTTTATCAATATCATTCTTCTCTTTAATATCATCTGTTCTATTTTCAAAAGAACTATTAAACTCTTTTATTCTATCATATATAAACCCTATATTTAAGAATGTATCATCATACTTATCTTCTGCCCAAAAATCATAAAATTTTTCAATATCACTATTCTTAGAACTACTAGTTTTATTTAATCTCTCTTTTTCTTTATTTAATCTCTCTTTCTCTCTAGTTAAATTCATAAGTTTTGGTTTTGTATTAGCACTATTTTTACTTATAAACGGTTTTAATGATATGACAAAAATATTATTTGCTAATTTATTATTATCTAATATATATTTAGAATCTTTCAAATAAGCTAACTGTTTGAAAAAATTATAAGGATCACCATCTACAGGTGGTAAAACTATAACTTCTCTTATATTTTTTGGAATAAATATTATTTCTGTTTTATTACCACGCAAGTTATTAGTAGGTGTATCAGCAATAGCAGAATTTCCATCCTTAATATAGTGATAAAGTTTTCTTCTAAATAGACTATCTTTTGTTTTAATTTCGCTCTTATTTCTATTCATTTCTGGTTGGACATCGTTGATTATATTTGGTATATTGTTATTATAGTATGCTAACGCATCAGTATCTAATTCATAATTACTTACATAACGAATACTAATGTTCGATTCTTGTGTGTTAGCACCACCACCTCCCTCAACTTTTAAAATAGGTTCAATCCCACCACTTAACATACTTTGTGTTTCATTATAACCATCAGGTGCTCTATCTCCCCCTCCGCCACCCATAACTTTCATAATTGTTTCTGTGCCACCAGATAACATTGAATCGTTCGGATTATAAGAAGGATCCATCTGTTGTAGGTTTAAACAAATATTTAGAAAAAATACATACGATGGATGTTCAACACCGAGTTACACCGGATCCGCAAACACGTAGACGCAAGATAATCTGTAAACAAGAATTAATTATTCAGAGTTTACAGATTTTTTATTCTAATCGTAGTGATTTAGTTGACTTATTAAAAATCATTGAAGGAGAATCTATAATGAGTCTTCGTTTAATTGATTGGTTTGTTACAAATTACGCTAAATTTCATAACATATCTTATATTCATAAAGGACAAGAATTTTTTGTATATATCGATTATAAGAATCAATTAAAAGCATATAGTAAAAAACTCTTTGATCCATTCTGTAGACGCGAAAGAATACTCTTTCAAATTGGTTCAATCCCTGCTTTCGTAACAACTGTTGGAAAGTTAAACTTTTTTCGTTGGGCGATTGAAAAAGGTGTATTAGATTATATACAGTTAAATCTTTCTTTAATTGAAAAAGAGATGAATCAATCTGCGAAAGAGTTACAAAAAATCCGTAAACAAGAATCAAAAGCAGTTTTAACTTCAAAAAGAATTACAAGACGTAAAGTATTAATGAATGAAAATGTTTCTTCTAAACAGATGCAAAAGTATAATAGTCCTATTGAAATTAGTTTTGATTGATTTAATTATTATGCTTTAATATTTACAAGAACAATACCTTGTAATCCTGGAGCACCGTAATCAATATTATTATAATTATAACCATTTCTTGAAAAAGTTGGATCACCTTTTGTAATAACACCTTGTAAAGAACCTGCTCCATTATATGCAACTGTAGGATAAAGAGGAGGTTGGTATGCTTTCATAAGATCTCTATCATTTGAAAGAAGGTAGTTCATAATAAAAGATGCTGAAGATTTATTTCCAGGATTACCAACTTCAATACTCATTCCATAACTTGTTGGAACATCATAGTATGTTTCTGTTGCGATACCACCAGAAACACTTGGACCACCTCCACCTACAACTGTAACTGTTATATCAACTGTATCTGGTGCTATAGAAGGTAAAATAGATGATATTCTACTAATATTTATAGATCTAGTATATGCATTACTAATATTTATACTCTGTGCTGGGACTATTGTATAAGTATTTAGTGGGATATTATTTGTTGTAGAATCTGGAATATACGAATCTTTATTACAAATAAATGTGCCTGACCATACACCACCAATTTGTATACTACTTTCATTAAATAGAGCAATAAATATTCTATCTGTTGTATTTGATAAAACAATTTTAGAACCGACCGTTAAAATAGGAGAAGTTGAATCTAACTTATTTCTACTAAAGTTAAATCGAACGGTGCCTGAAATAGAAGTTGAATTTAAAATAATATCTAAAGTATTATCAAACCAAAACTTATTAAAATTATTTAAATTAGGTAATAAACTAATTGGTTGAAACTTAAATCCTCCTCTTATACTAATATCAAATGGTGAATTCAAGTAGTATCTTTCAACCAATCTACTTACTGGTTTATTTGAAGTATCAAATAGTTGATATTTTAAAGAATAAAATCCATTTAGTAAGAATGGATCATAAAGAAAAAAAACAATAGGTTTTGTATATACTATAGTATTACTAGATTGTGTATCTAAAACAGTAGTATTTTCTGATTCTGAAATAATATTTGAAATAGTATAATAAATTATTGTATTAGGATCATGATTTATTAGTTGTATACTTAGATTCTTATCAAAGATATAAACTGGAACATGTGATTCACCGGTATTTGAGATCATTATATCAGCAAGATTTTTTGTTAAACCTGTTTCAACTATACGTATTCCAGTTATTAACGTATCAAACTTATTATCAAGATAAGCAAATGTTTGAGAAAATGTTTTTGCTGATATAGAATTTCTACCTAAATTATAAGTATTTTCATTTCTAATTGGTGCTTTATTTCTTAAATACTTTAGTTTAAGTTTATGTAAATGAGTTTCCCATAGTAGTGTTGTAGAACCAATTGCTTTATTTAGTGGTATGGGATTAGACCAATCATATATATTATTTGTTGGATTTACATATGTAGTTACAATTGGATTCCAATCAAACATATTTATCATTGGTGAAAATGTTCTTGGCCACCAAGGAGTTTGACTTACAAAAGCACCAGAGGTAGCATACTCTAAAGATTTACCGTGTATATCACCCCTAAACCGATCTTCAGGAAAGCCAGCAGAACCACCTGAGCCCCCATTAATAATCCATGTTTGTGCGATAATAGTATTATTTGTATTAGCATAAGAAGCAGAAGAGTTTCCATTCTCCCATGTAATCATTCTTTTACCCGCGTTTCTTATATAATTATTTGTTCTAAACATAAAAAAGTTTAATAGGGCTTGATTACTATTTCTAGGAATTTGAGGATGTAAAGTAAAAAATTCAGGATCTTGGGTAAATTCTATACGCGCTTCATCCGTTCCAATATATATAAATGGAGTATCTGGGAATGTTAGAAATAGTTGATCTAACATTTTAGTAAGCGCAATAAAAGTAATTTCTTTTCCATAATCAATTGATTTTCCTTTTCTAAAAATATCTGGAACTTTTAATCTTAAATAATCAGAATGTCCTAAATATTCAATTTCAGGCACTATACTTACCCCTCTTGATTCACAGTATAGATTAAATTCATTCCACTTATCTTTATTACTATACCAACTCGTAACAGGATCAAGTAGAGCTTGTAAACTATAGGACTGACCATTGTGTGAAAAATCTGTAATAGCAGGATCTAAGTAAAACCTCCATCCTTGGTCGTCTGTTCCGTGAATATGTAAAAATCTTATTTTGTAGAATCTACACATATCAACAATTTCACACATATAAGTATAGTTTATCGGATCTCTTGCTGGATCTATTAATACAGTAGTATATTCAGCAACAGAACTATCAATTATAGAACATGTTGCTATACGTGCTTCACCTGGAGCATCTGATCTAATCTGTTGAAGAATTGTTGCGGTTCCATGTGCTATTCCTGCTACTGTGCCTGCTGTAACAATTATTTGTGGTTCAATATCTTGAATAGTTATAGAATACTTATAAAATTCATTTGAAGAATTTTCTAAAGATGAATTATCTTTATCAAGTATTAGACTAATTACTGTTTCTGTTAATCCACTATTTGTAGTAGAAGTCCCAGAAATTTTGAGTAGTTCATTTGTAAATATATTCTTATGTTCATTTAAGTAAATTTTCTCATTTGTAGTAGACATTCCAATTATACTTGTTAAAATTGTAGTCTTATCATTACTTAATCTAATAAAATTATAATCTGTTTCTATATTTTTTACTCTTGGAATTATAGATACTATAGTTGTATCAAGAGTATCATTTGAAGATTCTGTAATTGATAATGGATATGATAAACTATAATTTTTATAGTTTGTATTCCAACGACTTGGTGAAACGTAAACAAAATTTAGTATAACACAACCATCTCCTTCACTTGAACCTATGCTATTTGGAGGCACACTAAAAAGTGAAGGTAGAATAGATTTAAAAGAAGTAGCCATTTGAGTTGGTGTTACAGGTATTCCAGGTTTCATTATTAGGCTCGTGCATAAACTATTGATATATGATGAACCTGCTCCAGAACCAAATGAGAGTGTATTACCTAGAGTAGGATCCATAAATCCTGTGGTTCCACCATAATGACCACCTCCTCCTCCTGAAGAAATATCTAATAAGTATGAATCACCTGAACCTGTAATAACAAATCCTGATTTACCATCATAAGGGGTATATGATACTGTTTGGCCTACTGATTGTCCTGGACTAAATGTCGCACCTCCACCACCTCCTCCTGCTATCCCCATAGGGATATTATTCATATATATTGCTGATTTACCTCCTCCATATGCACCATATGGAATACCATTTTGAACGAATGGCGCACCACCTCCTCCATAATTACCATCTCTATCTCCTACTACAATTTTTATTTCTGAATTTGGATAAACAGGAAATGCTATACGAACGAATCCACCCGCACCGCCATATCGTGTTGTAGATTTAAATACGTTTCTCAATGATTCATTACGTGTTTTATGGTAATTAAAATCAGCGGAGTAGCCTAATTTATACTCTCCTCCACCTGATCCCCATAAATATGCTATACAAAATGTATAAGCATCTGGTGAATTAATAGTATAATTTCCTTTTAAAAAGGTTTTCCATAAGTTCTGATTATACTCATACTTAGGATGATAGTATAGTAGTGGAGAATTTATAAACCCAACTGTTGTAGCACCTACCCATAATTTTTTATCTGGTGTTAGAGTTAAATTTCTATCATATATATTTTTTAATTCTTCTGATACTTGTGCTCCTTTACTAATTTCTTGATATGTATTTATATATCCATGAATAGCATATGGAGAAAACCATCCTAATTCACTTGGTCCATACTCACTCTTATTAAATGTTACTAATGAACCATTTGTTTCATAAGGCATAAACCAGTATCTGAAAAAAGTGGAATCAGTTTCATCAATTCCAAATGCGTTAGGATATTCTTGAAAATCAAAAGGGAATAAGTAACTTAATGGATTATCATTTATAATACTAATAATCTCGCTAGGATGATTTGTATTAAATGCGTGATGAAACAATTCATGTAGTAGACTACCAAGAATTTTTGCGTATGAAGCAGAAGGTGTATCCGCATTATCATCTTGATTATAAGTTTTATCAATAATACTTATGTCATCAAATATATCTTGTAATTCATAAATAGTTTTTGGATGCCAAATTAAGTTTGCGGCATTCATTCCACCAAATGTAGGAGTTGCTTGTCCAAGCCATCCACCATAAATACCAGAAGCACGATCTAAGTGTGATGTTAAACTAAATCCAATTGTATAAACAGTTTTTCCAGATGGTTTTAAAGCTCTAAGAAGAGAATCTATTCCTACTGTTCCAGCTTGTGGTGTTGGAGTAGATGGATTAGGGCCGATTCTAAAAAATTCTCTTGTATATTTTGAATTGGTTGCTTTAAGATAGTGAACTACTGGTTCTTGATTTTCATCGAGTTCTAAATTAAATGTTGTAAAAGGCAAACCAACTAAACCTTCTTGTTTTTCTCTAGCTGCTCTATATGCTTCAGCAAAAAATGATTGTAATAGTAAGCCATCCGTTTTTAGCCTGTTAATATTATCTTCTAACTTATTATCTGTTCTTTGAGGAGGTGCATCACAAACACCAGTTCCATCATAAGAGTCATATAAGACTAATTTTAAAACAGGTTGATTATTTATTGTAGGAAGATCATAGTATATATTAATTGTTTTTGTATTCCCATCACTATCAGTTAATATAATCGTATTTTTACCAATAGATAGTTTTATAAATACTTTAAAAATAGTATTCTTATATCTCCATTTATGAAGGATCGGAGAATTATTTAATGTTATAACTAATGTGCCTTGATTATTTAACCAAACACCATGTAACCTTATAAGTGGATAGTTTACAGTATCATAATTATAGTAGTTATAAAAATATGGTGGTATTAAACTCGGCATATCTAAATAGAATAGTAGTTTTTAGTTTATATAGGAATTGGTTCTTCTCTTTCTTTTAGTATTATATAATCTGTTGTATATAACGATATATCTGGTAATATAGATTTGATCATATTTAAATTAAGAATATTATTCAATATAATTACTGAAGTTGTTAATTCTATAAATATATTTTCATATAATATATTAGATGGTGGTGGGATAACTGGTGGCTGATTTACTGGTGGTGGGATAACTGGTGGTTGATTTGGTGGCTGATTTGGTGGTGGTGGGATAACTGGTGGCTGATTTGCTGGTGGTTGATTTGGTGGTGGCTGATTTGCTGGTGGCTGATTTGGTTGATTTGGTGGTGGTTGATTTGCTGGTGGTTGATTTGGTTGATTTGGCGGTTGATTTGGTGGCTGATTTGGTTGATTTGGTGGTTGATTTGGCGGTGGCTGATTTGGTTGATTTGCTGGTGGATTGACTACAGGAGGTTGTGCCGGAGAAATATGTATATTATTATACAGTTGTGTTTCAGTTGTGTTATAAATAGTTGTATCAGTTTGACTTGTAACAATATTAATTCGCGCACTTGTTGTTAATCCTGGAATTGCTACAAGTGTATTTGTTACAGTAGGTGTATTTAATATAATATCATATCTTATACTATTTTTTACTATAAAATACTTATTATTTGTTATATCATAGTATACTGGTAGAGTAGAATTATCAGAATTTACCATTATACTATTTTCTATTGTAAGATTATCTTTAATTAGTTTTAAATTTCTACAATCATATTTGTTTTATAATAACTTATATTATTTATTATATTTTGTAATGGTAGAGTGATAATCATATTAGTTTTATAAAATTGAATATTCGATACTGCTTTCTTTAATATTAATCTATTGAACTTATCTTTATCTGAAAAAGTTTTTGTAGGGATTTTTTCACCACCTATTTCTTCTGGTCCTAAGAATACTGGTTCATTTGGTAGCGAAGTTTTTTTTATTTCTTGTATTAAATCAACTTTAGCAAGCTCTTCTGGTTTAATTTTTAGTTTATCTTCTTCATCTTGTAACTTCTGTCTTTTTAGCAGTATATTAATCTGATCTTTCATTGTAACAGTTGGCTTAACAGTTTTTAGCCTCGTTATTTCACCACAGATTTCAGGTGATTTAAATGTTTTAGGGTCAAATAAACCATTCTTAATATTTTTTGAAGAATACTTATTATCACTTTTTATATTAGGTAGAACAGTATCGTAGCGTAAAAAAGTATCCATTAAATCGTCTGTTACTATTTCTTCAGGCACCCAACGATTTTCAAAGTGCCTCTTTAATTTTTTTTGAGATTCTTGATAACCTTGATCGCCACCTTTATCTTCGTAAACTGCGAAACGTAATTCTCTTATTGCATTGCGTGGATCGGTTATAGGGTCATATCTATCAAAGTAAGGATTGTAAGCAAGATCCGGACCACCAGCAACATAAGGTTGTGCTTGTTTATAATCTCTTGCGTCATAACGAGTGTTTTGTGGAGACATATCTTGATACGGTATGTTTGTAAGTTTATAGTTTGGTAAACGGTAACCGGTTATAATATCAACAGGTCTTTCTATTGGCTGTCTAGCATATGAAGGATTTCTATCAGTTCTAGCATCATTATATGAAATATCAAATCCATAAACATTGCTATTTGTCAAACTACTAGATGTATATCCAATAGAACGATTTAGCGGTGTATCATATGTTCTCCCTTGAGAATATGTAAGTTTTGGATAGTTGTATGTAAAGTCGGGAACATCTGTTTCAATATGCTTATAAGTATTCAAATTAACCATATCTTTTGTATTATATTCAATACGACTTCTCAGTTGAAACTGTTTTGGGGGAATTCTTGTTTTACCAGCATATTGAAATGTTGGATCCATCTAAAAGGAGATTTGTTATTTATATTAAGATGTTTTTAATCCCTTTTATCTACAAAAAAAAAGAATCAATATATGATGTTCACATATTTCATATCTTTTTAAATAAAGGAATAATGTTTTTAGAACATAATTTAGTTGATGAGTTCCTAAATGAGAATGAATTATACTATAGAAAAAAAATAGAAGATAAAGAATTCTGCTATATTGAAATTGATACTGAAAGAACAAATATCTCATCATTTTATACATATAATGAAAATTCTGATGTAGAATGCTGGAGAAGATTTATTTATATTGGTAGTAGTGATGATTTACATATTAATAGAACAAATCCAGAATTTATTCTACCGGTTTTAGATTTTATTAAATCTATCAAATAAATCGCTTTAAGGCTTATCACATATACTATATATAATGAATAGGAATAGAACAATTAGAAGAGGTCACGACTTAAGTGGTTCAGCAACTATCTTCAGAGACTATTCATTAAATGAAGGATTACAGAAACTTCTAACAGAAGAATCTGAAATAGCTTTTAAGAAACCCTGGCATCGTTTGGAACGAGGACTCCGTTTAAATCGTCTTCGTCTATTCTGTGATAATATGAAAGATACAAAAGGGTTACAAGAAAAAGAAACAACCGCTTTGCTAACTTTGCTAACAAAAGCGTTAGAAAAAAAAATATTAAATTCAAAGAATGCGGTTATATACGATATAGAAACAGAAAAGATAACTGAAATAAAAAATTTAGTTACGCATCAAAATGGACAAGGAGAGTATACGTTTCAAATACTTGATAAACCTATACGAAATAGCATGACAATGAGAAGAAAACAGAGCGATAATCTCAAACAACCAACAGAATCATCGGTTTAAACTTTTATTATCTATATAAGATAGGTAATAGAAAACATGTTAGCAAATTATAGTAACATATTTTCTATTGTTGGTGAAATTGCTAAAAAACAAGAAGAGTATCTCCCTTTACCATCTCATGAAGATCTTCAAAAGAAGTGGCGTGTCCAGATGAATCATTCAATTGAACAGATTACTGAAGAAAAGATTTGTGTAGAAAAGGTTCAATACACGTTATTTAGTTTAGTAGAACTATTTAATAAGTATGCTTCATTTGATAGATCATATAGTGAAACGGAAGAAGTATTAAATGATATATTTCATTCTAAACAAGTAGAACAGAGATCAGATAAGTGGTATGAAGAGGTTCAGCATATGATAACAGCAAGTGAGTTTTCAAAACTATTTGATTCCGAACGTTCAAGAGGTCAAATGGTTCTTTCTAAAGCGTCATATGTAGATAAAAAATCTTTTCCTACTGCTACAATAACAGAAACGATTAGTGCGTTATCGTGGGGTGTTAGATTTGAACCTGCTGTAAGAATGTATTTAGAAGAGTTATGGGGGTGTAAGATCTATGAATCTGGTAGATTAAAACATAAGACAAATAATCGTTTAGGTGCGAGTCCAGATGGTATAATTACGAGTTGTAATGATAAGAAAAGATACGGTAGATTAGTTGAAATTAAGTGTCCATATTCAAGAGTTATTGGTAAGAAGATTCCTTTTGAATACTGGTGTCAAATGCAAATTCAGATGGAAGTGTCAAACTTAAATGAGTGTGAATACGTAGAAGTTGAAATTATTTCTAAAAATCCTAAGAAGATGGATATTGAATTTAGTGATAAAGATACTATTAAGTATATCTACTTATTTCAGAAAGATGGAGATTATAAGTATGCGTATACACAAGATGAAAAAAAAGAGTTTATATTAAATGAGTATGATTTTGTTGAAACTATTGAATATAGTGTTAGAGAAGTGTATAATGTTCTCGTAAAAAGAGATAGTAACTGGTATCAATCTACAATACCTCTACAAGAACAGTTCTGGTTAGATGTAAATAGTAAAACCTTTATTTTACCAGAATCAAAAAGAAAACGTTCTAAAGAATGTTTAATTGTTGATGAATAATAGATGAGTTCCGGTGGTCAATTCGGCATGGCTAAAAAAGGATTTACTGGTTTAGCAGGTAAAGCAGCTAAGTTAGGATCAAAAGTAACAGGTATAGGTAAGCCTAAAAATGACTCTTTTAATCCATTCAAGCTTTTATCAAGCAAGGATGTAAATAAATTAGTTAAATCTATGCCAACACAAAAAGAAGTTACACCAACTACAACATCTAAAGCATCTACAAAACCAACAATTTTACAGATTATACTACTACTTTTATTCAGTTTCATATTGGGAACATTAATGTTCTACTTAAATAATAAAGGTTCAGGGAGTAGTGGTATTAAAAATGGGATAATGGTTGTTTGTATTATGATTGCTGCAATAGGAATAACAGGATTTTTGAATTTAAATATAAATATCTATGATCTACTAATTTCATCACAAATTAATATACTCTGTTTATTCTTTTTTTTAAGTTATATTGGTGTAACAACTATTAGTTCATGGGATTTAATGATTGATATAGGAACATTTTCTAGAAAAGTGTTAGGTCTAATTACAAACCCAACAGAATTATTTAAAAAAGGATTTGATCTTATTGTTCCTACTATATTTATGTTAATCCCGTTTATTATATTAGTAACTAATTTCTTAAAAATGAGTGGTATTAACTTTATAGGAGCAGTTGTTGGTGCTATTTTAACTGCTCTAATATCTATAGTTGTTGTTTACTTTTTATGGCCTGATAATTTAACTACACCACCAATTGAAAAGAATACATCAAGTAGTTCTGGAGTTGCAGATAAAATTAGCGGTTGGCTTAAAAAGTTATGGTAAAGATTCTACTTTATAGTAAGAAGATACAAACTCTGTTAGAGGAGCGCTACATGATTCAGGATCTAAATGTCTATAGTTATTAGTCATCTGATTATAACTTCCAACTTTTTCAATTCTTGTTTGAAAATCACCTTCATAACAACGTTTCGCATTTAACATTCCTAAACAGTTTTTAGGTTCTAAACTATCTGCTAAAAGTATATACGGCTTATCTCTATTTGAAGGATCGTATACGCTACTTTGTAAAGGTTGATTCATAAAAGATTCTTTTGCTGGCAAAAAGCGACGTATAACTACATATGAAGATGCACTCATCTTTTCAAATAAGAAAAGAACGCATATAAAAGTTATTCCAGTTGCCACTAAGAGAACAAGCATTTCATTTTTTACTGCTTTCATTTACCTATTAGGATTATAGAGAATAATATATCCGGAAATATATAGATGAAAACAGTTCTACCACTCTTATCAGAATATTTAGGCACCTTCTTGCTAGTTTTTGTTGTGATGATTACAACAAATCCTCTTATAATAGGTTTAACAGTAACAGTAATTCTTTTTTTAGTAAGTAAGTATGGTGGTGGTTTAATTAATCCTGCTTTAACATACTCTATGTATTTACAGGGTAAAATATCTCTAAAAGAATTCTTATCTTTTCTTGCTATTCAGGGAATAGCTGCTTTATCTTCTTATGGAGTATATACGATTGTTGCCTAAATAGTCGATAAGTTACTAATAGTAGAATGTATGCTCTAGCAACTCTAGCAAATAAAAGTGCGCTTCATGATTTGAACGTTCTTTTATTTAGTTTACAACTTTGGAATAGTTCTTTACCAAATATTTATATCTACTGTGACTCTTTTATAGAATCTTATTTAACAACTAGTAAACCTTATAAAGGAAAACTTTTTATTAAAAATGCTCTAAATTCTTATACAAACTATAATCGTTCTCAAATGGAGAAGATAAAAGGTAAAGAATTTTCAACACTATTTGGAGACTTTGTATGTGAAAAGATGAGTTTATTAAACTGGGTTTTTACACAAGAAAAAGAAGTTCTTTTCTGTGATGCGGATATCTGTTTTTTAGGAAGTTTACCAACTATTAATACTGATAAACAGTTAGTCCTAAGTAAACACGAGATAAGAAGATCGGATGAAGAACGATTTGGTATATATAATGCTGGATTCTTATATTTGAAGGATAGTTCAATTCCAGATAAGTGGAAAGAGTTTTCAAAGAAGTCTAACTTTTTCGAACAACTCTCTTTAGAAGATTTAACTGAAGTTTACACTTTTGAAACATTCTCTGTTCAGAACAATTACGGTTGGTGGAGACTTTTACAAGGAGAAGAATCAGAAGAAGTTCTTAAAAAGAAGTGGTCTATTAAACGAACTGCTAACTCTTCAGGAGTAGCTGTAGAAGGAGAACCGTTACTATCGGTTCATACGCACTGGAAGACAGATGATAATGCTACAAAATACTTTAATAAGTTTGTAAAAGAGTATTTACAAAAACTTGCTTCAGTTGAAAAGACCAGTGCTCTTCTTAATTATTTGAAAAAGAGTGAAAAATTGATCTCTTAAATTTCTTCATCCTCTTAACAAATGGAAAAGTATATGAAAGGTATTATCGTTCCAAAAGTTATTGATGATAAGTTATTTAAATACTTTGATGAAGATAAGGAAGAATTAGTTAAGAAGAGTTGCTGTGAATACTGTGGTTCCGAACAAGAAGAGTTTGATTTAGAAGAAGAAGTGGTATGCACGAAGTGTGGAACACTATTTGAACCAAACATTGATAGTTCTGCTGAATACAGATTCTTTGGAGCAGAAGATCGTTCTTCAACGGATCCTTGTAGAGTAGGAGCACCAACTGATTCTCGTTTTCCTCAATCAACGCTTGGAACAATTATTCTGAATAAAACAGTTGGTGGAAATAAGTCGAATCGTATTGGAATGGCAAGAGTAAGAAGATTTCACACGTGGAACTTACTCCCTTATAAAGAACGTTCACTGCTTCAAGTATTTGAACAACTCTCATTAACTGCGACGAATAATGGCATTGATGGGCGCACTATTGATATTGCTAAAAGTTTATATATCCGATTAGTTGAACACTGTGATAAGCGAGGGATGAGCAGGACAAGCGTCGTGGCAAGTTGTATCTATTCTTCTTTAAAAATGATTGGGATGCCAAGAAAACCAAAAGAGATTTCAGAGATATTTCATCTCTCATCAACACAGTTTACTAAATCGTTCAAATACTTTCAAGAAGTTCTTTCAATGGCAAATCAAAGAGGCTTACTAAATGATGTTATTATTCCAGCCAATATGTCGTCAACTAAAGCATCCGATTATGTCTCGCAACCGTTATCTAAACTCCCTATTTCTCGGAACTATTTCTTGGTTCTTAAAGAGAATGCTATTCGTGTAGCAAATGAAGCAGAGAGGTTAGAAATCTGCCCAGAGAACATGCCTCCATCTTTAGCAGCAGGTGTAATTGCTTTTGTTTTACAACATATTCAGAACGCATACCCCGATATTGGAATTGAACGCATTGCTTCTGTATGTGATATTAGTGAAGGAACATTAAATAAGTGTTTAAAAAAGTTGGAAGCAAACTATGATATTTTAAAACTTGTTATGGTTGTTGAGAAAAAAGAAACACAGTAAGAAGAATGGGTTCATCTCTATCAATTTCAAGTATACCTACTCAAGGGACGATTCTTACAAAAACACAGACAACAACATATGTAATGAATCATATTCTTGAATATATTTTAAAGAATGCTGATATTTCTGATATAATATCACTTGCTTCAGATGAAGGATGTAAGAAGTGGGTTGTTATGGCTGAATCAAAAATAAAAGATGTTTTTAAAAAGTTTGATATATTAAAAAAGTCAGGTGTTCAGTTGC